GGTTGGTTGGTTATGAAATCAGCCGATGAATCTGAAGTTCAGAGAGTCTTAGACGAAACGCTCACCGAGGAGGACTCCATCATGGAGGAAACAACAACCGCGGCTACTGATGCACAGGTCGAAAAGGCTGAAATGACACTTGAAGATGCGATGAAGAAAATCGCTGAACTCGAAGCCAAACTTTCTGAAAAAGAAATGGCTAAAGAGGAAGATAAGTCAGAATCAGATAAGACCGAGGATGAAATGGAATACATGAAGTCCGCTCCTGAGTCAGTCGTCAAAATGATTGAAGATTTCAAAAAGCAAGCAGAGACAGCAACCGAAGAACTCCGTAAGGAGCGCGAGGCTAAGGCTGATGCTGAAGCAATTGAAAAAGCAAAGGGATTCTCAAACTTGAATCTTGATGCAGAGAAGGTTGGACCAGCGCTACGCCGTCTGTCCACAGTTGATGCAGACCTAGCAAAATCAGTAGAGGAAATCCTCACATCTGTAAATGCTCAGGCTGAATCAGCAAACATTTTTGCTGAAATCGGGAAATCAGCAGACTTCACTACAGGCGATGCCTATGGTCGTTTGACCGCTTTGGCTAAGTCGGCAGTTGAGGAAGGAAGTGCAAAATCTTTCGAACAAGCGTTCGCTAATGTTGCATCTTCTAATCCTGAACTTTATGTCCAATACCGTAATGAAAAGGGTGCATAACCATGGCATACGAAATCAGTAATTACTCGGTAAAGGTCACCCTCGTTGCAGGTGCCGACCTTTCCACTAAGCAGTACACATTCGTGAAGTTAGATTCTTCAGGACAGGCAGTAGCGGCGGCAGCCGCAACTGATATTCCTGTTGGAGTCCTTCAGAACGCTCCAACTTCAGGACAGGAAGCAGAAGTGCTTATTGTCGGAGGAACAAAGATTGTCGCTGGTGCGGCAATTGCAGAAGGCGCACAGATTGGTACATCATCAGCAGGTAAGGCAGTTGCTCTTGTCGCTGGAACTGATACAACCAAGTATGTCGTTGGAACACTACTAACCGAATCTGCGGCTGATGCAAATATCGTCACCGCCGTAATCAACTGTGCGAACCCGCACCGTGCGGCTTAAGGGGGATAACTAAAAATGCCACAGCCAAATATCAATAGCGTTCACATTGATGCTATTCTCACAAACATCTCGGTTGCTTATCTTCAGAACCAAGACAACTTCATTGCCGACAAGGTATTCCCAGTAATCCCTGTTGATAAGAAGTCAGACAAGTATTTCACTTACACCAAGAACGATTGGTTCCGTGACGAGGCTCAACGCCGCGCCCCAGGAACTGAATCTGCTGGTGGCGGTTACAATCTTTCAACAGGCACATACTCAGCAGATGTATGGGCTTTCCACAAAGATGTAGATGACCAGACACTTGCTAACGCAGACTCACCTTTGAACCCTCTCCGTGAGGCAACAGAGTTCGTAACACGCCGTCTAATGCTTCGCCGTGAACTTCAGTTCGTTTCTGACTTCTTCACAACAGGCGTATGGGCAGACGATGTAACTGGTGTCTCAGGCGCTCCATCAACAGGTCAGACAAAGCATTGGTCAGATTACGCATCATCAGACCCAATCGCTGACATCGAAGCAGGTAAGGCAGAAATTCTTGGAAACACAGGAATGGAAGCAAACACACTCGTTCTCGGATACGATGTATTCAAGGCTCTTAAGAACCACCCAGACCTTGTAGACCGTATCAAGTACACATCTTCACAGACAATCACAACCGATATGCTCGCGGCAATGTTCGACATTCCACGCGTTATGGTTGCAAAGGCTGTCAAGGCTACTAACAACGAAGGTGCATCTGAGGCTTACGGCTTTGCTTTCGGCAAGGGCGCACTCCTTACTCATGTGGCTCCAAACCCAGGACTTCTTACACCTTCAGCGGGTTACACATTCGCTTGGACAGGTGTTTCAGGTGGTCTCGGACAGACTGTTGGAACTTCACAGTTCCGCATGGAGTCAATCAAGTCAGACCGCATTGAAGCGGAAATGGCATTTGATAACAAGGTAATCGGAGCAGACCTCGGTTACTTCTGGAACACAATCGTTGCTTAATTAAGTTGAGTGAAGGGGAGGGTCTGAAAAGGCTCTCCCCTTCTTTCTTAGAAAAGGAAAATAAATGCCTCAAGTAAATCGTATTTCTCGCGGTGAAGTTTCAGTTGGTGCTATTCAAGGCTCAACTGGCGACATGGTGTACGGACTAGATTTTGGTACAGCATCAGTAGACCCTGCTTCAATCAACGCGACAACTCGCGGTTCAGTTACTTTCACTCTTACAGGTGCTAAGACAACTGACATCATTATCGTAAACCCACCAGCAGACTTGAACGATGATTTGATTTTCTGTGGAGCGGCTGTAACAGCGGCGGACACAGTTTCAATTTATCTTTACAATCCAACTGGTTCAGCAATCAACGACACAGCGCGTACATTCTCGTATGTGTGGATTGATATGACTGCGTAATGAAAGCAGAGATTCTTAAAAATATGGTGGTTGATGGTCGCCTATTGAAATCTGGAGACATCATTGATGTCAAGGGATGGAAACACGCAAAGGCTCTCAACAGAAGCCGTTATATCAAGATTCTTGATGAAGTAGTAAAGCCAAAGGCAGAGGCGAAAGTCGAGCCAGAGGTTGAAGCAGTTGAAAAACCAACGGCGAAGAAGGCAGTCGCCTCCAAGTAATCGGAAAGGGGGTGATTCAGTAAAATGAGTCACCCTCTTTTTTTCTAAGGGAGCATCATGGCAATTACTCACGAACGCGTATCAGTAGGCACAACAGCCACACAAATTTCGTCTAACTATGCTGGTAAAGATGGTCAGACAGTTTCAGTTCAAGTTCCAGCGGCGGGTGCTACCGTCTATCTGGGTGGAGAAGGCGTAACAACAACATCTTATGGATTCGCTCTTGCTGGCGGAACCGATATGGCAGTTGAAATGCAAGATGGTGAAAAACTTTACGGCGTGGTTGCTTCAAGCACACAGACCGTGAATGTACTTCGTCAAGGCGCTTAAATCATGGCATTACCAGCATCTCTTTCAACCGTAACGGTTGCTGGTACCTATGTGGATTTACTAGGCAACCCAGTTCGAGGCTCAATCACTATTGAACCTCAGACTATTTTGAAAGAAAAGACCTTGAATGTCCACATCATGCCAGTTCACATCGTTAAGACTTTAGATGCGACTGGCTCTTTTACAACCACTTTGCCAGTTACTAGCGATACAGATGTAATGCCTCAACCATTCATTTACACAATAGTTGAGAACTTTACCTCTGGTCGTACATTTCAGATTGCCCTACCTCTCTCAGTTGCAGGTACCACTCAGAACCTTGCAGACCTGCTTACAGCCCTTTCTGAAGCAGATGCCACCGCTTATGTATCTGTGGATGCTTACCAAGGTCTATTGACCCGCTACAACAATGCAAGCGGTAGGAGAGAGATTGTGGTCAATGCCTCTACATACGAAGGTAATGCCCTTGCCTATGCAACAGAGGCTTCTAAGTCAGCAAGCGCAGTTGCCAATTTCACCACAAATCAATTGATGATGATGGGAGTCTAAGATGGCTGAACCGTATGTACCCATAGCCGAATACACCGCTTCAAACGCTCTTTTGACTGAGTTGGAAGTGGCTACAAACGCCGCCGCGACTAATGCAACCGCTCTTTCAACGGCTACTGCCAGCGCTCTTGCATCAAGAAATACGGCAGATTCGTATGTGGCTGAAAAATTTGATTTGTTCTTTTTGGTAGGTGCTTGATGGCTCTTGGTCCAAATTTAACCACGGTTACTATTACAGGTAGTTATGTAGATTTCGAAGGCAACCCGATTGAGGGTCAGATTCGATTCAGCATTTCTGAGGTCTTGCGTAATGGTACAGATGACCAGATGGTTGCTCCATCTAGCGTTGTTGTACCTTTGAGTTCAGGTTCTTTTTCGGTTGCTATCCCTGCAACCAATGACCCAGATGTAGTTCCAAATCCTTTTCTTTATACCGTTGAGGAGTCGTTTCCTAATGGTCGCACCTACACAATCAGCATCCCTTACACCACTTCAGGGTCACTAGATTTAGCAGATATTAGCCCAGACCCAGCCTTGTCTGAAAGTTATGTAGCGGCTGTAGACCTAACTTCTTGGAATACCCTAGAAACAAATATCACGGCTCTGGATGCTTTAATTGACCAAGCGGCAGATAAGTTCCCTGCCTCTGGTCAGTATTGGTACATTGATTCTGCCTATTCAACATACACGGCACTAGATACAGCCTTTGCTACATACTCCGCTCTCACCGCGGCGACATATAACATCTCAGGTGAGGACATCACATCATTCGTAACCTCGGCGCAGGGTTACGCTTCTTCAGCATCAGCAAGCGCTACAACAGCCCAAAATAACTCGGCTGGTACCATTAGTCCATTATTACTCATCGGAGGATAACCGCATGGCAACTACTTACAAGGTTCTTGGGCAATCAAACCCATCAGCCACTACCGCCACGACTCTTTACACCTGCCCTGCTTCTACTCAGACGGTTATCTCAACCATCACCATCTGTAATCAGGCTGGCACAAGTGGCACATATCGAATCGCAGTTCGCCCAAATGGAGCGACTCTAGCAACTGAACATTACATTGTTTACGATGCAACAATTCAAGCAAATACAACCGCGGCTTATACCCTAGGGCTTACAATTGATGCTTCAGATGTTGTAACAGTTTACGCATCATCAACAAGTCTTTCATTCAATGCGTTCGGAAGCGAGATTGCATAATGGCAATAACCACTAATGGTGGCGCTGGAGTCACCGCAGATGCAGTAGCAACCCTTAGCAATAAGACCCTCGAAGCACCAGTAATCAATAACGCAACCTTCTCAGGCGCTCAGGCTGGTCTTGAGATTAAGTTCGGCAACAACATTGTTCTTGAAGGAACAACAGATAACGCTTTTGAGATGACTCTCTCAGGCGGAGACCCAACTGCTGACCGTACAGTTACCCTTCCAGATGTCACAGGTACAGTCGTCACAACTGGCAACCTAACAGCCATTACAACTCTTACTAGCCCAACAATTACAGGCGCAGTATTCAATGATGGCTCAGTTGTCTTTGAAGGTGCAACTGCCGATGCTTTTGAAACAACATTAGCAATCACAGACCCAACAGCAGACCGCACAATCACATTTCCTGATTCAACAGGTACAGTTGCTCTAACTTCAGGGGTAATCAATAACAGCCTTCTTAGTGCAACTGGCGATAGTATTTACGCATCAAGCGCTAATACACCTGCTCGCCTTGCAGTAGGAACAACAGGACAAGTTTTAACAGTTGCAGGAGGAGTTCCAACATGGGCAACTCCAGCGGCGGGTACAACAGCCAACGACCAAGCCTTCGCCTTCGCGGTGCAGGTATTCGCATAAGGAGAAAATAAATGCCAACAACAGTATCTCGAATCCCGCTATCAGGTTCAACACATGGTCGCGCAATTAAGGTTGCGGCAACATCATCTGCTGGAACCACAATCCACACAGCAACTTCTTCTACTACTGATTGTGATGTTGTAACACTTTATGCCTACAACTCATCAGGGTCAGCAGTAAACTTGACTCTCCAATGGGGCGGAACTTCAACTCCAGATGATGACATCAAGTTATCAATTCCAGCGACTTCAGGATTAACTCTTGTGGCTCCTGATTTAGTTTTGCGTAACTCTTTAGTTCTAGCGGCTTACGCTGGTACAACAAATGTGGTTACTATCCACGGATTCGTAAACCGCGTAGCAACTACCTAAGAGGGGGTCACCGTGTCCTTAGCGACCAGACTATTAAGTGCTAACCCAGGAGCGCAGGTAACTACTGCGCTTACTGGGGCTTTAACGACCCCAGGTGCTAAGGGTGCATTTCAAAGTGCAACCTTTGAAGGAATCGCTAGTTACACAGTTACAGGTTCATCAGTAAGTTCTTATACATTTACTTCAATTCCTCAAACATATAAGCATTTGTACATTGTGGCGGATATATTTAGCACTACAGTAGGCGAAGATATAGCGATACAAGTAGGCAATGGAAGCGTTGATACTGGTACAAATTATTCAGGTGGATGGACACGCCACATTGCTACATCTGTAACCTCAGTTTCAGACTTAAACAATTCTCGTATTAGATTATCTGACGGTGGCTCTCCTACAAGTGGTAATTCAACTACGCTTGATATGTATATGCCAATGTACTCTAGTACGACTGCACACAAACCAGTTATGGCTCACTCTGGAAATCACAATAGAGGTCAAGACCTTGTATCAGGTAAATGGAGAGGCAACTCTGCAATAGATACAATTAAATTTTATATGCTTGTAGGTAATTTAGAGGTCAATACCCGCATATCTATTTTTGGGATTAAGGGGTAAATATAATGGCTAACGAATTTAGTTTGATTTCTACCTATGTAGTAGATGGAAGCATAACCAGCGCAGGATTCACTTTTTCATCTATCCCACAAACATATAAAAACTTGCAGATAATTTACACCGCAATCTGTTCAGGAGGTCAAGGCATAGATTTACGCTGGAATGGTTCGGCTAGTGGTTATTCGCGTGGTCGTATGGTAGGAACAAATGCATCAGTAGGAACTCTTATGGCGGGTACTACTCAAACAGAAGTGCCAATGATGGGAAATGCTGGTTTTACTACTCTTGGGTGCGGGTCTATTGAAATTGCTAACTACGCAACTTCTGGTCGTTACATAACCGTGAGAAGTTTTGGCGCAGTTGCAGATACAGTAACAAATGGTATTGAGTTAAATGGTGGCACTAATACCAGTACCAGCAATATCACATCATTAACTTTCAAGGCGGCTGGTGGAGAGACACTACTTACAGGTAGTGTATTTTCGCTATACGGGATTGGTTAAGGAGTAAATATGCCAACTTCAACTTATGATTTAATTGAGTCAAAAACTTTAAGTAGCAATACAACAACCGTTACTTTTACTTCAATTCCATCTACTTACACACACCTATTGCTCAAACTAAGCACAAGAGATGGTTCATATAATTCACTAAACTCATCTATGTATATACGATTTAATGGCGATACAACAGGTGGTAATTATGCTAATACTGCCTACGGTTACGGTAATCAGACAACTAGCGGTGGAACTATAGCAGGAGCAATTTCCCCTCAGCCTGGATTTTTTTATGGACAAATGCCTGGACTTAGCAACGCATCAAATATGTGGTGTAATTCTTATGTAGTTATTCCTAACTACACAAAAGGAACAGCAAAAACAGCCAACTCTCTCAGCACTAATATGACACAAGGAACTGATGGACCTTGGCAAACTTTTTCATCAGGGCGTTGGAGCGGTACAGCCGCTATTAACGAAGTAAATCTAATTTCTGATGGCAATTACGCCTCAGGAAGTTTCATACAACTTTACGGAATATCTAACTAAGGAAAGGAGAAAAAATGTCCGAAGTTCTAACAAAGGTTGTAGTGGATTGCTCTACTGGTATTTCAGAAGTAGTTCCCCTTTCAGCCGAAGAAATTGCACAGCACGAAGCAGATGTTTTGGCTAGTGCAGAGCGCAAAGCCGAAGAAGATGCGGCGGCTGAAGCACTCGCTACACTTAAGGCAAGCGCTAAGGCTAAACTTGTTGCTGGAGAACCCCTCACGGCAGAAGAAGCAGATACACTCGTAATTTAATTTAACCGCAGTAAGAAAGGCAGAAGATGACACCACATTTAGGACTCCAGAGAATAATGATTCCTGGGTCACAAGTCTCTGCTTTGACGACTGGAAATGTTACTTTGACTGGAGCAAGAGGTCAGTTTAATACCTCTATAACCGCAGACATTATGGTTATTGCTGGCGGTGGAAGCGGTGGCGCACAAAACTCAGGCGGTGGCGGTGCTGGCGGATTTCAAGTATTTACGAGTCAAGTATTAGCAGGAGATACTAATTTTGCCGCGCAAGTTGGTGCTGGTGCGCCTGGCGCGCCTACAAACATTTTTGGTCGCAACGGTGGTAACTCACAATTCTCAACACTTGCTGTTTCTTACGGCGGTGGTGGCGGATACGGCGGTGGATTTAACGCTGGTGGTATTCCTGGTGCTAAAGGTGGTTCAGGCGGTGGCGGTGGCGGAACTGGAACTAACAACGGCGCATTTTCAGAGTTTTATTCAGGTCAAGGTAGCCGTGGTGGAAGGTATCAGGGCGGTTCTTCTGTTTATTCAGGCGGTGGCGGTGGCGGTGCTGGTGGTGACGGCGCAAATGGCGGAACAAGCACAGGTGGCGCGGCAATAAATACTTACAACGCGTGGGCTACGGCTACTTCATCAGGCGTAAGTGGTTCTTATGCTGGTGGTGGCGGCGGTGGTGGTGGAATAAGCGGGGCAAATGGCGCTGGTGGTGGCGGCGGTGCTACTGGATTTGCTTCATCAGGTAGCGGAAACTCTGCAACTGCAAATACTGGTAGCGCTAGTGGTGCTGGAGATAGTTCCACAGGTAATGGCGGTAGCGGTTTAATTCTTGTCCGTTACTCAGGCGCACAATCTTGCCTCGGTGGAACAGTTTATTCTTCAGGTGGATACACTTATCATAAATTTACGGCAACAGGTTCTTTATTTACAGGTTCACCTAGCGCAACTGCTAAAGCAACAGGCGGTTTAATTACTACTGATGGTACTTATATGTACCACGCGTTTTCTTCTACTAGCACATTTGTTCCAAGCCAAGGATTAACTTGTGACTACATAGTAGTTGCAGGTGGTGGTGGTGGAGGACACGCTGGCGGTGGTGCTGGTGGTTTCCGTATGATTACAGGTGCTTCATTTACTAATGGCGCTACTTACACGGCAACTATTGGTGCTGGTGGTATTGGTAACTCAATGGACCAAACTGGCGCAACATCATATTCAAACGGAACTTCATCAAGCCTTAGTGGAACTGGCATTTCTACATCTGCTACCTACGGCGGTGGCGGTGGTAACCAAACGAATAACACTAACGCTGACGGACAGGCTGGCGGTTCAGGCGGTGGTGAAGGATATGGGCGTGGTGGAGATAGCGTAGGAGCGGGAAACTTAGGTGGATATACACCAGTTGAAGGTTACGCGGGCGGTCTAGGTTCATCTGACTTAGCAACTTACACCGCAGGTGGTGGTGGTGGAGGTGCTGGTCAGGTAGGTCAAGGCGCATCTGTAAGAACAGGCGGTAATGGCGGTAATGGCGCAGGTGGCGCTTCTTATACAGGCTACGCAACTATTAACGCATTTGGTAACGCAACTGGATATGGTCAATTAGTATCAGGTAACTGGTACCTTGCTGGCGGCGGCGGTGGTTGCTTCAATTACAATATCGGAAGTAGCGTAAGCGGTACTGGTGGTTATGGCGGCGGCGGTGCTGGTGGCGCTACTGATGCGGCTGAACCTTCTTACCCTTATTACAACCCACAAATATTTATGGGTGCGTTTGGTACAGGTGGTGGTGGCGGTGGTGCTAATAGCCCTACCTATGGCGGTTCGGGTGGTTCAGGCGTTATTCTTATCAGATACCTACGATAAAAGGAGAAGTCAATGGCAGAAAAGAAAACAGAAAGTTTTACGCGTATTTATAGTTACGAAGTAAATATGCTTGTGCATATTGTTGCAGATAACGAAAAAGTTGCCCGCACTCAATTAGATGAAAAAGGTGGCGTGGTTACAAAACGAGATGTAATTCTTGTTAATGACGCGCCTTTATACGGAGAAGAAAAGGATAAAGACTAATGGCACATTTCGCTGAAATAGATGAGAATAATGTAGTTGTTCGAGTGCTTGTTGTAGATGACCTGCACGAAGAAGATGGACAAAACTATTTAGCAAATGTTGTTGGTTTAGGTGGCAACTGGCTTAAAACTTCTTACAACACAATCGCCAATGAACACCTATTAGGCGGCACACCATTTCGCGGCAATTTTGCAGGAGTTGGTTCTGTATATGATGAAGAAAAAGATGTATTTTACTTGCCGCAACCGTTTCCTTCTTGGACATTAAATGAAGAAACATATCAATGGGAAGCACCTGTTCCTATGCCAAAAGATAAACTTATTCTTGCTTGGGATGAAGAAACATTAACTTGGCAAATAGGGGAAGCAAGTTAAGATGAAAGTCTATGATAACTATTTAGACCACAATCATTTTGCAGATTTACAATCTGTTTTTGTGGATAATTGGAACTTTCCTTGGTTCTATCATTATGGAGTTGCATCTTTAGACCAAAAAGATGATTTAAATGTATTTCAATTTGTGCATACTTTATTTAGAGAAAATGAAGGAGTATCATCAGAATACTTTAAATATGTAAAACCTTTGATAGACCAAATTAACCCAAAAGTATTGCTCCGTATTAAATTAAATCTAGGAACCATTACGCCTACTCACATTGAAGGTGGCTGGCATAATGATTTTGATTTTCCTTGCAAAACTGCAATTTTTTATCTAAATAATAATAATGGATATACTTTATTCAAAGACGAAACAAAAATAAAAAGCAAAGAAAATCGTTTTGTTGTTTTTGATTCGGAACTAGAACACACGGGAGTTTCTCAAACCGACACCAAAACAAGAGTTTTGTTAAATATTAATTATATAGCATAACGCAGACAAAAAATACAAAGTGATAGGAGTATAAAATGGCAGGTACAACGACTAAAGGTTTAAGATACCCAACCGCGGGTGATAACCCTGCCATCCATACCGATATTCAGAACTTGGCTACAGATGTAGATACAGAGTTAAATGATTATGCCCTTCTTTCTGGAGCAACTTTTACTGGCAATATCCAGATTCCAACTGAGTTGGTCTTTGAAGGCGCTACAGCCAATGGGTTTGAAACAACTCTTACAGTTGTAGACCCAACAGCAGACCGAATTGCAACATTTCCAAATGTCAGCGGAACAGTCATCACGACTGGAAACCTCACAGACATTACGGCTCTGACTTCGCCAACTATCAGTAATGCAACTTTCACAGGTCAGCAAACAGGACTTGAGTTGGCTTTTTCTCAGAACATTGTCTTTGAGGGAACTACAGCCAATGCCTTTGAACTAACCCTTTCAGCGGGTGAGCCAACAGCAGATAGAACTGTCACCATCCCAGATGAGACTGGAACACTAACTACTGAGGCTAATGTCCTTGATTACGCTCGAACAGTTAGTTTATTCCTTGGTGGTATGTAATGACATTTACCTATTCAGGAGACCCAAGTACATCTGCTAGAAACTATGTTCGTTTCCTTCTTAACGACACAGATTCAACTGATGCTCTTTTCTCAGATGAAGAAATTTCCTATGTCTTAACTGAGTGGTCAAACGATTCTTATGAAGCGGCGCGTGAGTTGGCTGAAATTCTTATTGCTCGCTTTGCCCGTCTAGCCGATAGCACTTCAAAGAGCGTAGGCGATATTTCGGTCTCCGAGTCTTTTAGTTCAAAGGTAACCCACTACAAAGAGTTGGCTAATAGCCTAGCCCTTCGCAAGATGCGTAAATCTCCTCCTCGCCCATGGGCTAAGACTGATGCTTTGAAGTCCACAGATGACAAGACAACTACCGATTACAATACAGACTTTGTAGTTGGTCAGATGGATAACCCAAACTCTTTCTACGAAACACGCATCGTAGAGTAGGGGTGTAGCCATGGCAGATGCTATCTACAACAAAGTCGCTGAGTTTATGAGCGATACCGTGGTCTTTACCCCAAAGGCATCAGTTGATAAATACAACAAAACCACTTTTGGCAATGCCCAAACAAATATCTCGGCTACTGGTCGCCTTATCTATGACACAGTTCGAAACCGTGATGTTCAAGGAGTTGAAGTTACCGATATTGGTCGCTTCATAACCAAGGGTCCACAGACTTCAATCACCGTGGCACACAGAATGGTAGTCGGAAACGACACATTTACTATTAACGCAGTTGATAACATCGCAGACGAAAACGGAGCGCATCACACCGTCATACGCTTTGGTAGATAACCATGGCTCAAACTTTCACATTTGAACTAGAGGGCGCTCAAGAGTTACGCAATATGCTTGAGTTATCTGGCAAGGATGCTGGCAAGATTGTTGGTCAAGTAATCCTCGAAGAAGCCAATATGATTTTTGCCAGAGCGATGATTTTGACCCCTATTGATACAGGCGCTTTGCGTGGCTCAGGCGGAGTCTCGGCTCCGATGAACACTCCTCAAGGCATCGGAGTTGATATTTTCTTTGGTGGACCAGCCGCACCATACGCCATGTATGTCCATGAGATTCTAGGCAATTACCACAACCCGCCAACTCAGGCTAAATATCTGGAGCAACCTTTTATGGAAAGATTGCCAGAAATTCAGCAAAATATGGCTAGGCGTATCATTGACTTAATGAGAAAGAATGGAGCGGTGTAATGGCAACGATTCTTGAGTCCATAGGCGATTACTTGCAGAACACAGCAAGCGCTTTTGGCGCACACGCTTCCCAAGGCACCCTTGGAACTAACCTATTTTTAGCCACCCTTCCTGAGTCTCCTGATGTATGCACAGCCATCTACGAAAACTCTGGCACCCCACCAGCCTTCACAATGGGAAGCGGAGGCATTGTTATTGATTACCCAATGCTTCAAATTATTTCTCGCGCAGGAAAAGAAGATTATCCAACAGCCAGAGACAAAATTGAAGATATTCGAAACTTGCTTGCTTCGATAACTGGTGTCACAATTTCGGGTGTCCATGTTTTGCGTATAGAGCCAATGGGTAGTGTTAATCCATTGGGTATAGACCCAAAGCAAAGACCACTATTATCGGCGAATTTTCGATGTCTAGTGAGGAAATAGCACAGGAGCCAACGGCTCCCCAAGAGAGAGTGGTAGACCCGTATGGCAGAAACGCAACGACAGACGAGTTCCAAAGGTGCTGGAAATGCGACAGACTCCTCTTTGAGTCGGCAACGCGCCCATGGTCTATCCGATGTCCAAGGTGTAAGTCAAAAAATAAGTCTGGATGATTTTACCTCTAAGTTAGACTCGCTCAATGGAAAAAAGACCTTGCCTGGGCATGAGTGCGCGATGGGTAAATTGATGAGAGAGTTGCCTGAATCTTTCTCATCAAAACTAATGGAAACTCTTAAGAATCCCTCAATTGAAGGAACCGCAATAACAAAGGTTCTGGCTGACTTTGGGTTTGAGATGAGTTCGAATGTAGTTCGCCGTCACCGCCGTAGGTTGCAAGGCTTAGACGGATGCAAGTGTGAAAAATGAACTTAGACGATGCTCTTGAAAACTTATTAAAAACAACAGAAAACAATACGACTCAACCTATGGAGTCGCGCAAAAGAAGCGCTGAATGGACTCCTGGGGTTTCGTGGGATGGTAATGAAGGCGTAGTAACTACAGAACCAATGGTGGGCGATGCTCACCCAGATTGGTCAGGAGTTCTTCGTATCTGGGGTCTCGACCCCGACAACTTTGCTGTTGTCGAGCCTGTTCTGTTCAATGTGTGGGGGAACGCCGAAGGTGCGCTCAACCGCCAATGGAAAGGAAAGGTCGTTCGTAAAGGGGCTAAAGAACGCGCCGATATAGACCACTTGATTCAAGAGATACGAAAGCATAAGCCCAGAGAAAGAAAGCCACTCGTTGAAGGTAGCGCGAGTTTAGTTGTAGTCGCCGCAGATTGGCAGGTCGGCAAGAAAGATGGAGATGGACTTAAAGGTTTAGTTGGTCGCTGGCTCCAAGCCATTGATGATGTTGAAGCCCGATACAAAGAGTTGAAAAAGGTGGGCAGACCTATCGAATCCATAACTGTCCTTTGCCTCGGTGATTTAGTTGAAGGTTGTGATGGACATTATGACATCCAGACTTTTACCGTGGAAGTTGATAGACGAGACCAAGTAAAGATTGCTCGCCGTCTCCTCAGAGATGCCCTAATCCGCTGGTCTAAGTTCGCTCCTGAAATCACAGTCGCGGCGATTGGTGGAAACCATGGCGAGAACCGTAAGAACGGAAAAGCCTTTACGACTCTTAACGATAATGACGATGTAGCCCTAGTTGAGTCCGTGGCTGAAATCTTCCAAGCCAACCCAGAAGCCTATGGGCATATCAAGTTCGCTATTCCAACAGATTCCCTGTCGCTGACAGTTGAAGTGGGAACAAAAATCATCGGGATTACTCACGGTCATCTGGCTCGCGCTGGAGCGGGAGTTGAAGCCAAACTCCGCCGATGGATTGCAGACCAGACACTCGGGCGCAACAAAATCGGAGATTGCGATATTTTAGTGACTGGTCATTATCATTCACTCAAGATGGCAGATTGGGGTGGAGTTAAGTGGCTCCAAGCCCCCGCGTTGGATGGAGGAAGCGTATGGTGGAGTCAATCAACGGGGGAAACTGCGGATGTGGGAGTTCTGACATTTGTTGTGTCGGAACGGGGGATAACAGACCTCCAACTACTTCAATGAATGACCCTAGAGACATAGCCCTATATGCGGCGGAACTCGTCTCTGGAGACCGTCAGGAGGCTTATGGGCATCCTTTAGATAACTTCACTAGGGCGGCTCAAATCTGGAGCGCTATCCTCGGCATAGAGGTTACAGCGGAGCAGGTGAGCCTATGTATGGTGGGAGTCAAGATTGCCCGAGAAGCCCACATTACGAAGCCCGATACAGTCGTAGATGGCATCGGCTATTTTCTAACTTTGGCGATGATTCGGGAAGAACGCGCCCGTAGAGAGGCTTGATTATTTAACCCCAGTTTGTTATACTTATGTTGTCGAAAGGGGGCAACATGAGAGAGTTCAGAATCTCTGAAGTCAATGTTGATAAGACTCTTGCCAGAGCGCAGAAGATTGCTCAGCGCGGTCAAAAGCAAGGATTATCTGGCGGTTTCAAAGTCAGCATCCAAGAACGCGTGGAAGAAATCAAGGGCGTTGAGTGCCAGTATCAAGTCTTAGTGATTGAAGGCGAACCACTTAAGTATCAGGGCTGGGAATTCATTGGCGTTGCTGAGTTTGTTGAGGAGCAAATCATTCTTCACGGCTTCTCAGATGCAAACCCAATTCAGGTATCTGATGTCAAAAAGGGATATTGCGACCATTGCCAGAAGGTTCGTAACCGCGGCAAGGTCATCTTCGTCAAGAACGAAGAAGGAAAGTTGAGTCAGGTCGGCTCAAGTTGCGTTAAGGACTTCATCGGCTGGACTTTCTTTGCGAGCGCTTTAGTTACAGAAGAAGATTTTGCAGAGGAGTTTGATGGCTGGTCAGGTGGCGGAATCTCCGCAATCAACACAGTCGGAGTTATCGCTCACGCTATCAAGGCGGTCAGCAAGGTTGGTTATGTAAAGTCCTCTGAGGGAGTCTCCACAAAAGATTTAGTGTGGGGCGTTCTTAAGAACATTAACCAATACAACGAAATCTGGGCGAAGTACGAAATCGGTGAGGCTGGAGAGGCTGAGTACGAGAAGGCTCGCCAACTTATCGAGTGGGGCAAGAACTTTGAGGGTGACAGTTCATACGCCCAGAATGTTCGCTCCGTCTGCCAGTTAGAGTTCCAAAAGGATTCAACAGTCGGTATTGCGGTTAGCATCGTCAAGGCTGAATCAAATCAGCGTGAGAAGGCAGTCGTGAAAAAGGTCGAATTCAAGAAGGAGCAGTTTGCTGAGACAGGCTCCAAGATTGAGGTCGAAGTTACCGTGGCTGGCTCCAATACTTTCGAAACACAATATGGCTGGACAACATTGTTCACTTTTGTAAACGAGGGTGGCTACCAGTTCAAGTGGTTCTCATCCAGCGGTGGCAATGTTGAAATTGGCGATAAGGTCAAAATCAAGGGAACAGTCAAGGGTTCAGATGAGTACAAGGATGTTTACTCAACAGTTCTTACTCGTTGCAAGTTCGTCTAAAAACCCATACGGTACACTTTCCTTAATGTGCGCTAGTCGCCCGAGTTAGTCGTCTTACCTCCGTGTCCGTGTGACCTTAGACGGTGTACTTGGGCTACCCATGCGCCGTCAAGGAGGAATAAATGGCTAAGTACCGCGTACTTCAGGGTATTGATTACCCACCAAACAAACGCGCCGAAATTGGCGATGTTGTAGAAGATTTGCCAGCCACATCAATCAAGTGGCTACTTGAGTCTGGCGCTATTGAGGATTCCTCTAAGCCAGCAATTAAAGTTGAAGAAAAAAAGACTGAACCAATTGTTGAGCCAGTAATTGAGGCTCCAGTTGAGACTGTCAAAGAAGAAGATGGATTTGACCCAAATGCCACAGATGGCGATGGAGATGGTTTTCTTCAAGATGGAACAATTCACCAGCGCCCAGTTGAGGAGAAATAATGCCTACTTTCCGTCACGGTAAAAATGTACAAGTTTTTGTAGATGAGTTTGATTTCTCATCTTATTTCAATGATGTAAGCGCATCAACAACAGTTGAGACAGCCGAGACAAGTACCTTTGGTTCAAGCGCCAAGGAGTACATCTCAGGTCTAAAAGATGGAACCGTATCGCTTTCAGGTATGTTCGAAGCAACAGCAAGTGTTGGTACCGATGCTTATTTCGCAACAGTTCTCGGAGGCACAACAAAAGAAAAAGTTATTGTTGCAACCGAAGGTCACGCTAACGGCGCTCGCGCCGTGATGCTTGAGTCCGATGCCACTTCATACGAGGTATCAGGAGCAATCGCAGATGTTGTTCAGGCAAGTGCTGAGTTCCAGTCAAATAATGGCGTAGACCACGGGGTTATTTTGTCCTCTGGCTCAGCCGTTTCTGCGACTGGAAACGGAACAGGCGTGGACAATGGCGCTTCATCAGCCAATGGTGGAGTTGCGTTTTTATCCGTTCCGACAAATACTCGAAACGGAAATATTACTGTCAAGGTTCAGCAGTCAGCAGACAACTCAACCTTTACAGACTTGGTGACATTCACCGCAGTCACATCAACTCAGAAGATTTCTTACCGAGTTGAGGTTGCGGCTGGAACATCAGTAGCAAGATACCTGCGCGTGAACTACACGGTTGCAGGTTCCACAGGTAGCGCCACCCCAATCGTGGCTTTTTCAAGGAGATAACAAATGCCTACATTTCGTCATGGTAAGTCCACCGTATTCAAGGTAGACAACTCAGGTGGCACACTTACCGATATTTCAAACACACTCACAGATGTTTCATTCCCTCAGACAATTGAGACAGCCGAAACTACAAGTTTCGGAAGTTCTGCAAAGACCTACATTGTCGGTTTGTCAGACTCAACCGTGTCAGCATCAGGTAACTTCGATGCAACAGTTGATGCTCACCTAGCGGGAATTCTAGGACAAGCGGCAACAGTTTCATTTGAGTACGGTCCAGAAGGTTCAACTGCTGGAAATGTTAAGTACACAGGTGAGTGCATTATGACTTCTTACGAGAAGTCTGGCGCTGTTGGCGATGTCGTGACATACTCAGCAGAGTTCCAAGTAACAGGTGCCGTAACACGCGGTACATACGCATAATTAAATAGCAGTACAACTTAATAAGTCGTGACCAACCTAGTGTCCAAGGAGAAATAAATGAGTCTCAAAGAAACAATCTTTAGTGCCGATGACATCACAAAGGAACTTGTAGAAGTTCCAGAGTGGGGAGTAACCGTAGAGGTTCGCTCCATGACAGCGGCGGAACGCGCCAAGTTGGGCGAAGGCGCATCTAAGGGCGACAAAACAGATGTCGGTCTTATGTACGCCATGACAGTTATCTCAACTGTCTATGACCCAGCAACAGGTCTACCAGTCTTTACTGACCAAGATAAAGAGTCCATCCTTTCGAAGAATGGCGCAGTAGTTGAGCGCCTTGCTACAAAGGCACTTGGCTCATCTGGTCTTACAGCAGAGGCGGTAGACGAAGCACAGGCACGATTTCCTAAAGAATCCTGAGCGTAGATTTCTTTTTGAATTAGCAGAAAAGTTGGGTAGGTCGGTGGCTGAACTTCTTTACGGGAGTCCAGCACACCGCCCCCTTACAAGTATGGAATTAACTGAGTGGACTGCGCTATGGACTCTCAAGGCAAAAGAGCAAGAGAAGGCAGAGCGTAGAGCGAAAGCGAGGCGATAATGGCAGAAACTCCAACCATGGAAGTTCGCGCTCGGCTAACCGCTGAAACCGCACAATTTACAAAGGGTATGCAACAGGCTACCCAGTCCATGAATTCTTTTACAGAAAACTCATCCCGTCTGCGCGGTGCCGTTCTAGGCGTAGGAATTGCGGCGGGTACTGCAACTGCGGCGATGATTGCCTTTGGCACAAAATCATTTATGGCGGCGGCTCGCGTAGACGAGTTGGATGTTTCGATGAACGCCGTTGGAAAAGCCACGGGTCTTGGCTATCAAGCAATTAGAGATGCGGCGATAGCAACAAAAGACATGGGTATCGAAATGGAGATTGCCCAGCAATCAGCCATTAAGTTCGCCCAAAATAATCTTAAATTATCTTACGCATCTGAGTTGGCTAGAGCGGCTCAAGACCTTGCGGTTGTATCTGGAAAGAACTCAACCGAAACATTTAATATGCTTACACACGCCGTTATTACAGGGCGAAGTGAAGTTCTAAAATCAGTTGGTATCCAAAAATCTGCTGGTCAGATGTACGAAACATTTGCTAGAAGTATTGGAAAATCAGCAAACGCTTTAACATACCAAGAAAAACAGACAGCAGTTGCCACAGGTGCGCTCAAAGAAGCGGCTAAAGTTGCAGGAGTTTATGAAGCGGCTATGGATAGTCCTGGCAAGGTACTCCGTTCTTTCAAGCGTATAACAAATGAAATTCAAGTAGCGCTTGGCGAAGTCCTTCTCAAAGGATTAGGTCCAATGATTAAGGCTTTTTATGATGTATACAAAAATATATCAAAAGCCCTTACTAAAAGCGAAACTTTCAAAAATGTAATGTCTGCTTTGGGAATGGTAATTGTAAAACTTACTGCTCCTATTACAGCCTTTTTGACAAAAATTGGCGACATGATTAAGAAATTTACAGAGGCTAAAGCACCAGCAGAACAATTAGATGGGGTATTAAAAAGTTCTCAAACAAGCATAACCTCCATGGCTGAGAAATTTGAAATGTTACTTCCCGTTCTGGCTTCAGTTGGTTCTGCATTTGCTGTAATGGCTGGAAAACAATTATTTAGTGCGGTACCAATTTTAGGTCAAATATTAGGTAAACTTTCGCCACTTCCAGTTGCACTTGTTGTTTTGGCTCTTACATCAACACAGGTTAGAAATGCCTTCTTAAATCTTATTAACGCGCTCAAGCCGATACTTCCTATATTTGTTCAACTTGGAAAGATTATGGGAGCCGTTTCCGTAGTCGCAGTCGCTCTCTTAGCAAAAGGAATCAATCTTGTCGCTGGAGCAGTTCGAGGAGTTATTTCTTTCGTTCAAAATAATATTGTTGTATTTAAGGTTCTTGCGGGAATCATTGCTACCCTAGCAATTGCTTACGCTACTTATAGAACTGTAATCTTATTAACTACCGCCGCTACTTGGCTTTATGGAGCGGCGGTTACGGCAATTGCTTTTGTAGTAAATACGCTTCGTGTGGCAGTCGCCATGCTCAATGCAACAATGGCTCTGAATCCAATCCCGTTAGTTATTGGAGCAATTGTCGCTCTTATGGTTGCTTTTGGATATTTGATTAAGACTAATAAGGATGTAGCCAAGGTAGTTGGAATTGTATTTAACTTTATTATCAAGACAGTAATCTATGTTCTGGCTTACATTGTCAAGGCTATTGGTCATCTCCTAAAGGCTTTTGCTGTGTGGATTCGAGTTCTTGGCTTTGTTGCTGAAGTAATAGCCAAGGTATTTGAGTTCATTATTGATATTGTTCTTACTTACTATCAATTCCAACTCAAAGTAATTAAATGGATTGTTGATGCTTTTATTAACCTGATGGAAAGCCACGGAGTTCTTTTTGATGTGGTCAAGGCTATATTTAACGGAATCATCAAGGTAATATCTTTGGTAGTTCAAGGAATTATTCGAGTTCTTGCTTTTGTAATTGGGGTTGTTGCTGACTTAGTGGGAGCCTTTAATGACTTATTTGGTGGAGTTAAAAAGGTATTTTTATCAATACTAAATGTTATCGGAAATGTTGGAGAAGGCATTTTTGGAGTTCTTGAAAATATTGCGGCTGGTATTGGAAAATTCCTTGGATGGGCTTTTGACAAAATGACTGGGTGGGTTAGAGGACTTGCGGCTTTATTTAGCAAAATTCCTGGCATTGGAGATATGGTTGCAAATGCTATTAACGGTGGTTTGGATGCTACAAGAAATGTTGTTACTCAATTTGCTTCAGTTTCAGTTGGTTTAGGCAAAGCATTATTTACTGGGGTCATATCTGGAGTCGAAAAGACCATAAATGGCATTGGTGGCATTGGACAGGCTGTTGAGAATGGTTTGAGGAAAACAGAATCAATGCTAAGTAAATTTGCCGTTAAAGTTCAAGAATTTGGCGATAAAGACAACGGTGCAAAAATTATTGATGTCCTTGTAGCAGGTGCAAAAATGGCATCAGGCGCACTTGGAAAAATGATTGATGTTATTCAGGATGTAAAAGACTTTGATTTTGCTCGAACAGTTGGAAACTTTATTGACGGTATCGCTGATAAGGCTGATGCGGCGGGTGAGTTCCTCATTGGTCTTTCAGCCTCCATGATGGAGTTTGCAGACAAAACAGATTTTGCTTCAGCGGTTGGTGATGGAATTGGCGACTTCATCAATAAGATTAAAGACAGCCTTAAAGAAGGTCTTGGCTTTGGTGACATTCTTAAAGAGGAAGAAAAGAAATACAACGAAGCCTCTAAAGTAGATGATGGAACTAAAGCGGCGGAAGATGCTCTAAAAGCGGCTGACCGTATGAAGGCTATCCGCGAGGCAATGCAAGCGGGTATTGACTCAATCAAGGGTGTGCTAGACGACCTTCGTAAAGCATCAGGTGAGTTCGCTGATTCCCTAAAAGATACAATCTTAGGTTTTGCTGGTCTTAAGAGCATTGAGTTGCCAGATGGATTTATTCCAAAGGCTAAGTCTCTCATTGAGAATATGCGCCAGCGCCTTGATAAGAGCAACCAGTTTGCTCAACAGATTGCCACACTTCAGGCAATGGGATTGGATTCAGGCGCTCTAAAAGACATTATCGAATCTGGACCAGTTAAGGGCGCTCAACTTGCGGCATCAATTCTTGGCGGTGGTGCTGAGGCTATCGCTCAGATTAACTCTCTACAAAAGGCTATCTCATTTTCAGGTGCGGCGATTGGTCAGTACGGTGCAGATGCGGCGTTCGGTGGCTTGATTGGTAATGCTCAGGCTCAACTCAATCGTCTAACCGAGGCTGAACTTGCTACACGCACATCAGGTAACAATCAGTTCATTCAGCAAGGCGCTTTCCAAGTTGTCGTTAATACTTCAGGTGCGGCAAATACCGAAGAAGAAATCAAAATGATTACCGATAAGATTGAACAAACATTTGCAATCTTGGCTAAGGAATTGGCGGCTAAATAATGGCTTCGTACACACTTCGCCCTAACGCCAACTGGAACGGCGACACCCTATTTACTGGCACAGGTGGTTCTGACTTTGCAGTTTTAGCAGATGATACGGATACTACATTTTTGCTTAGAACCAGCACAACCGTACCCGCCTCATACGAGACTGAGTTCGCAACCACTACTTTGTCAGCCGATGAAACAATTACTTCAGTCAATCTTCGCGCTCGAATCCGTTCATTAGCGGCGGATTCACTTGCTCAGTTCAGCATTGGTGTTATTACAGACCGCAATGGTCGTACCGTCACTTATGGAATCCCAGTCACAAAGCAGGGTATTGTTTCGGCAACAACTTTTGATTTAGGTATTAAATTAACAAGCGCTCCAAACGGTGCTTCATGGACACAGACACTTCTCGATAACCTAGTAGTTAAATTCACAGATGGCGCTACAGGTTCAGAAATTCTTCCACCAGACCCAACTAACCGAACAACTCTTTATGCTCTTTACATTGATGTAGAGACTGCTCCACGCCCTACCGTAAGCGTTACAGCACCTTCTGGAACTGTCACAGATACATCATTCCCTTCAGTTACATGGACTCCAACATTTTCAGACGGTAGCCCTCAGTCCGCCTACGAAATTAAAATCTTTGATGCGGCGACTTACGGCGGAGGAACTTTTAGCCCAGATACATCTACTCCGATTATTGGTACTGGAATCATCACATCCACAAATAACGGTCAAACCCTTGAAGGCGACCTCGCCAACAGCACTACTTACCGAGCCTATGTTCGGGTTGCCTCTCTTATCAATGGTGTGAATTACTTCAGCGCTTGGGCATTTTCACAATTTGCTCTTGCCATTGATTCTCCAGCAACTCCAACCGTATCGGCTTTCTATGATTCAAATACAGGCGCAGTCACAGTAACAATCTTTGGTCGTACAAATGCTCTTTCTGCCAATCAAGCATCTATTGAAACAAATACAACTGGATGGGCGGCGGTAACGAACTGCTCTATCTCGCGCAGTACAGACCAGTATTCAAATGGTACTGCCTCCCTAGCAGTTCTTTCGGGTTCTGCTGGAGATATGACGGCATCAACCACCACGGCTACTAAGTTCGCAGTAACGGCTAATAATAAGTTCTCGGCTACCGCTGAGTTCAGGGCTAATTCAACAGCGCGTTCTTGCTCTGTCGGAATTATCTGGCTCAATACAAGCGGAACCGCAATCTCAACAGTTTTTGGAACAGCAGAGAACGATTCATCTAGCGCGTGGAATGAGTGCAATGTATCTGGTACGGCACCTGCAACAGCGACTCATGCTCAAGTAATCGTAAAGGTTGCAAGCGCTGGCGCGGGTGAGACTCATTTCGTAGACAAGATTGCTTTCCATGCGGGGGATACTCCAGTTTGGACAAGAGGCGGATTCACTACATTTTCTTTTGTAGTTGAGCGTTCCGAGGATTCTGGAACAACATTCGAAACAGTTCGAAATAGTCCAGTAACGGCTTCAGCATCACAAATTGCCACCTTGGATGATTATGAAGTTCCTCTTGATACAACCGTAATTTATCGTGCGAAGGCGAGGGCTGAAATCTAATGGCTATTCTTTCATCAGGCTATGTATCTACAGAGCCAATCCAGATTACAAATCCTAGGATTTGGTCTTTCACCGCTATTGAAAGCCCAACCATTGCTGTTCGTTCGCTTAGAGTTCAGCAACCTTTGAATTCACAGATTGTGGAATCTTACGGACAATTCAAACCTCTTGGAGCATCTAAGACAATTGTTATTGCTACCAGTATTTATGGAATTGATGGCTCTTATGAGTTCACCACTCAGGGAGAAGCCGAGTGGGATAACCTCTATCCAGTTCTCACATATCAGGGAGTTCTTCATGTGCATGACCCGCTAGGTCGTCAAAAGTATGTTCGCTTTGTAGATAGAACTTGGACAGAAATTGGACCAATTGGAAACCTTATCCGCAACGCCAAGGTTAATTACTTTGAGGTAGGCGCTCCATAATGTATCCCGTAACTGACACATTTCTTTCGTCAGTTCGAAAGTCTCATATATCTAAAATCAAGGTAGAGATTTACGATACTGCTAATGGAAACATCTTGAGTACGGTATCCCCGATAGGTGGAGAAGTAACGATTGATAGTCGCCGTTCTGTTCGTAGGCAATGTAGCCTTGAGTTCGTAGATGCAGATGGAACGCTTGTTCCAACCAATAACCGCTCCTCAGTTCTTTTGCCCTATAACCGTGAAGTAAAGATTTACCGTGGAATTCAGTATCAAGACGGAACCGAAGAATTAGTTCCTTTGGGTGTTTTCCAACTTACCACCGTTGAAGTTTCAGATAGCCCTCAAGGTGTAAAGATTTCAGTCCAAGGCTCAGATAGAAGCCTTCGAGTTGCCAAGGCTAAATTCACAAACCATAGTTTTTATATTGACGATGCCACTCCAAAAGAAACAGCAATTGCTCAAATCCTCAAAAACCGATACCCAAATGTAAAAACAGATTTTCCAGCCACGGGTCAGGTAACCACCATCATCTATCCATCTCTTGACCAGTCCTCTGACCCTTGGAGAGAATGTCTAAAAATTGCTGAGTCGGCTGGTATGGATTTGTACTTTGATGAAAACGGTACGGCTCGTATGAGACCAATCCCAGACCCAGATTTAGGTAAGGCTCTGGTTGAGTACACAGATGGCGAGGATTCAGTTCTAACCCAATTGGGTCGTAATCTCTCCAGCGATGAGTCCTATAACCATGTAATTTATACAGGAGAAGGAACAAACCTGACTATCGGCGTTATCGGTGAGGCTTTTGACGATAACCCATCTAGCCCTACCTATGTGACCACCTATGGCTCAGTTCCCATCTTCAAATCATCTCCCAACATCTTGACCGTTGCCGAGGCTGTAGAAGCGGCTCGCGCTGAGTTGAAAAAGGTTATTGGGGCATCTGAGAAAATTACATGGGACCAAATTGTGAACCCAGCCCACGATGTCTATGACTTGGTAAAGATTGTGCGCTCGCCATCTGGAGTCAATGCCACTTTGATGCTGGATGCTATTAGCATCCCTCTTGCGGCAACCTCTACAATGAACGCCATCGGCAGAAGCAGGAGATTCTAATGGACTTGAGTTACCTAGTAAATCAAATCAAGGGTACGGATACTTTTCCAACTCTCAGGCTCCGTCAGGCTTATGTGGTTGCCCTGCATAACAGTCCAAAAAGAGTAGATATTCAAATAGCGGGAGATACAAACACTTTACCTTCAGTCAAATATATGCACAGTTACTCTCCACAAGTGGGGGATACGGTTTTTATTCTGACAAATGGCGCTGATGTTTTATGCCTTGGCGATTTAGCATCCTAACCTTGGTTGATATACTCATAGGTTATTATTTATACATCTAGTAGAGGAGTTCACAATGAACGCACAGCAAAAAGCAATGCTCGCATCTTATGGTCGCTCATTTTTAGCGGCAGTTACGGCAACTTTTATGGCAACAGGGGGAGACCTGTTCGCTCTTGATGCAGATACAGCCAAGGCAATCTTGGCTTCAGGTATCGCGGCAGTTCTTCCAGTAGCGCTTCGCTACATCAACAAGCAAGACCCAATGTTCGGCAGAATCGCTGAAGTAGTAGCGGCTGAGGGAATAAAGAAACTTACCAAGAAGGCACCTGCTAAGAAGGCAGTTGCAAAGAAGTCGGCAAAGTAATGGCAGAGAAAGGCTCAGTTGAACTTTTCCTTCAAACCGCTTTCAAAGAAATCGGAACGATTGAAGGTCCAAAGGATAACGAAACAAAGTACGGGGCTTACACAAAGGCTAATTTTTTACCATGGTGCGGAAGTTTCGTTATGTGGTGTGGGAATGAAAGCGGCGTAAAGATTGTAAATACAGTCTCAACTTTGGCTGGCGCTAACGCCTATAAGAAGGCTAACGCTTGGGAGGATGCAGAAACAGCAACTCCTCAGCCTGGAGATATTGCCTATTTTGATTTCCCGATGGATGGGGTCAATCGGATTTCTCATGTAGGAATTGTTTTGAAAGATAACGGTGACGGAACAGTTACCTGTATCGAAGGAAATACCAGCCCAGACAAGAAAGGTGACCAGCGAAACGGTGGACAAGTTGCCAAGAAGGTTCGCGCTTACAAAAAGAGCGCTAAAAAAGGACTACCTCTTGCAGTTGTCGGCTTTGGTCGCCCTAAGTTCAAAGGATAATCATGGCAGAACACGAACCAACCCTCGGGGAAATCATGCGTAGGCTTGATGACTTGACTACAGAAGTCAAGCAAATCAATATCAACATTGGCGAGACTTATGTTCGCCGTGATGTCTACTCATCTGATTCTGCTCGTTTTCAACAGGCAATGGAATCAATCCTTGACCGAGTTGAAAAGATGGAATCTCGCTCCGAGTGGGTGGTTCGTACTGTCGGCGCTCTCATCATCGCCACAGTTGTCGGTGCCTCCGTATATGTTGGGCAAATCATCGGCTTGTAGGATTTGACATACCCAACTGGGGGTGTGTAACCTCTCGCTATGAGAGGAGCAATATGACAACACAACCAGAAATCAATGAGTTCGACCATCCCGCTGTATCTTCAATCTCAGCGGAAAATGAGGGCTTTGTAGTTGATACAGACCAAAAGGCTGATTGGGCAATTCGCAAATTAGCAATCATTCGGCGCAAGCAAGCCGAGAATAAGGCTATCTATGATGCAGAGGTCATTCGCATCACGGAATGGCTTTCAACGGTCAATACAGCCCTAGACCGAGATGCCCTGTACTTTGAGGCAGTTCTTACCCCTTACGCGCTCCTACAGCGCTCTGAGGGTCGCAAAACGGTAACTTTGCCCCATGGCTCACTCAAGACCACGGCTGGTCAGCCACGCATTGAGTTCAATGATGAATCTAAATTCATTGAGTGGGCGAAGGTCAATGACCCTTCACTTCTGCGAATCAAAACTGATGTAGACAAATCTGCGTTAAAGGCTTTGATTACCGAAGAAGGTGTGGTAATTTCAACCCAAGGCGAAATTATCCCCGAGGTCAAGGTTGTTCCAGCCGAAACCTCAGTCAAGTTCGTAACCGAGTAGAGAGAGAAGGAAATGTCAGAAACCAAAACACTATCAATTGCTCAAGCCCTAAATGAAGTTATGAAGGAAGTTGGAGCAGTTAAGAAGAATGACCGCAACGCATCCCAAGGATTTAACTTCCGTGGCATTGATGCCGTTGTAAATGCAGTATCACCTGCACTTCAAAAGCATGGCGTAATCGTTGTGCCTTCAGTTGAGGATTATGAATATCACTCAGTTGAAATTGGTAAGAATCGTACCGTTATGGGTCATGTGAAAGTAAAAGTGACTTACACATTTATCGGCGCAGGTGGAGATGCAATCAAAGCCACGGTGGTAGGTGAGGCAATGGACTCAGGAGATAAGGCAACCGCTAAGGCAATGTCTGTTGCATTTCGAACAGCGCTCCTTCAAACACTATCGCTACCAACTGACGAGCCAGACCCAGACAGTCAAAGTTACGAGCGTTCAGAAAAGGTCGTAGTTGATACAAAGGCGCTCGCCAAGGCAATCTCTGAATCATCTGACCTTGATGGACTCGCCAAGTTAGGCGCTTACATCACCAAGTACAAAGATGCGATTGAGCCATCAATACTTGAAACATTACGAATTTCATTCAAGGAGGCTCAAGTTCGTGTCGGCACTTCCCCAGTAGTTGAAACTTCAACCACTAAGGAGTTAAGCGATGACACAGTTAGCGTTTCCTGAAGTTCCCTATAACGGTACATCTGGTTGGTCAGGTTCAGATTCATCTGAAGAAAGAGCGAGAGTTCAAGATTCCGATGGAACTACAGGTAAGCGCCAAATTGCGGCGCTTACCTACCTAGCCAATCGCGGTAAGCATGGAGCGACTTGGAAAGAGTTGGCTGAAGCCCTCGGACTTCACCACGGGTCGGCATCGGGTGTATTGTCCGTTCTCCATCTGACCGAACGAATTGCGAGATTGAAAGATACTCGTAACCGTTGCAAGGTCTATGTGTTACCCGAGTTCATAGATAACCGAAAAATAGAATTACGCCAGCAAAAGAAATCATGTCCTAATTGTGGACATCACTTCTAACATTAAAGGAGAGAGAATGACTTGGGTAAGGATTGATGATGGGTTTCCTAACCATCCAAAGATTATTGGATTGAGTGACGGAGCCTTCCGTCTTTACATCACAGCCCTTTGCTATTCCAATGCCTACCTTACCGATGGCATTATTCCGATAAATACGGTTAAAAAACTATCAAACTCTCGCCATATTTCGGCATTAGTTGGAGCAAACTTGTGGGAAATTTGCGGGGATGACATCAAGATTTTGGGTTACGATGAGTACCAATTTACGAAGGAAAAGGTCGAAACTGAGCGTAAAAAAGCGGCAGACCGTATGCAACGGTCTAGGTCGTTACGGCGAACAGATGGCGTAACTTCGGGCGAAGTTCAACCGCCCCATACCCATCCCATACCCATACCCATACCCAATATAGATATACACACGAATCCTTCGGATTCGGAGTTCAATTTGTTTTGGGCTATCTATCCGAGGAAAGAAGCCAAAGGCGCGGCAAGGACAGCATTTATGAAGGCTTGCAAAAAAGCCTCCGTTGAGTTGATTATTGAGGGAGCAAAGAGATTTGCTAGTGACCCTAATCGTCAGCCTGAGTTCACGGCTCACGCATCTACTTGGCTGAATCAAGAGCGCTGGACTGATACTCCTTTACCAAGTCGCGGTAACGCTGTGACTCGTACCGAGACTTCAGTTATGCGAGCGCTTGATATTGCTCAAAAGTTTATTGATGAAGAAGAAAGAGAGAGGGCGATAGGAAATGAACCGTTCTGAAGTAGCCCAACTTTTTGCCTACGCCTGTCTTTTTGATGGTCGGCTTCAAGCCGATGAGGGAAAGATTCTTGCATGGGATTCCGCCCTTTTGCCAGACATGACATTTGAGTTCGCAAAGTATTTTGTGTCGGTTCATTACATGAATGACGAAAAGGTTATTGCTCCCGTATATTTCAACAAAGAATGGGTGCGACAGCGACAGAATGAACGAGACCGAGAGGCAACCCAGCGCTATATGTTGGAGTTGGAAGATAGTCGGACAAAAGCGGCAACACCAGAGCAAGTGAATTTTTATCTATCTCAGATTCGGGAAACATTAGCGAAAGGCAAATCAAGTGCTGATATGGCAGATGGTGGCGGAGAGGTGGCATCTGACTTATGAGGATATTCCGATTTGCAGATTGGCTTCGATTACGGCGCTACAAACGAGCGAACATATCTGCTCTGGTTGCACAGAATCTTTGGCGAACGCGAGACTCCAATGGCTAAACCTAAACTCAAAGTAGGCGATGAGGTTCGCTTCACCGTTTTCGTTAGAGCCAATTACCGATGCGAAAAGTGCGGAGGCATGGGTGATTATTTTGGCTGGTCAGTTCACCATAGAGTTGCAAGAAAAATGGGTGGCTCTCGTAACGAGCAATTGCATTTTCCCGCTAACTTGATTCTTCTTTGTGGCTCGGGAGTTACTGGGTGTCATGGATGGGTTGAGTCTTATCGAGACAAGGCTAGGGAGCGAGGATTCTTGCTCACTAAAGTTGAATCCGCCGAGGAAATTCCTTTCATTGACGATAACGGTAAAGCGTGGAAAATCTTCAATGACGGGGAGAAATGGGAATTCGACAGGAGTTCAGGTGACCCTTATCTTTAAGCCATGGATTGCCTGTGCAGAACCGATGAACATGAACAACTCGTCTACCGCCTTGAGTTGGCGCAACGCCCTTGGACAACCAACGGGGAACGCGCTGGCAACCGATGGGAACGGGCTGAGTTGGTCAAGACTTGGCGCTCGGCATTTTATGTTCTGGCTAAATCAGAAAAGATGCCAGAGATGGAATGGATTTCAGTTACAGTCGAACCTCATCAAAAAGGGGGTCGCCTACAGGATGTAGGGGCGTGTAACCCAGCAGTAAAAGCGGCAATTGACGGAATCGTTGATGCAGGTATTTTGCCAGATGACTCATCTAAGTTTATGAAGTCTCTGATATTTCTACCTCCTCAAAACGATAGAAATTCATTAGTTCTATACATAAGAGGGGCAAAGAAAGAGAGGAAAGCATGAACTGGAATTTAATATTGACTGTAGTAGGATTATTTACTACTCTTGTATTATTCGCACCTATCTTTATTGCTTATGCACTTGCTTATCACAAAGCAAAAATGAGCGCAGAGTTAGAGGCGATTAGACAAAATAAAAGGGTGTTCCATCCAAGCAATAACGACATCAATTGGGAAGAAATCTTCGAAGGAGAGAAATAATGAGCGATGTACAGACAGCAGAACAATTAGATGGTCGTGGTTTAGATGAAGTTCGTATGCTTACAAACGCAATGCGAGAACATCAAAATCAGATTTCAGATTTAGGTAAGCGCCGTAAGCAGTTGATTTTGCGACTCCGCAAACAGCGTATTACATACCGCGAGATTGCAGATGCCATGGGAGTTTCAGAGCAGTTGATTTACAAAATCATCCGCAACGATATTGACCGAGCGCCCGTTTATGACGAGTCGGGAAATCTAGTACGCCGTAGAGGTCGCCCAGCAAAGCCAGCGCTTTAGCCTTTACTTAGAGAGAGTTAGGTAAAGGTTAATGAAGTTCATTGAACTATTTGCAGGTATCGGCGCGTTCCGCCTTGGACTCGAAAATACGGGTCACGAATGTGTATGGGCTAACGAGTGGTTAGATAAACCAAGGAGTATTTATGAAAGAAACTTCGGAGACAAACCAGATGGCAGAGACATTAGAGATGTTTCCGCTGGAGACCTTCCAGATGCCGACCTCCTCGTTGGAGGATTTCCTTGTGCAACTTTTTCAACTGCGGGAAACAGAACAGGGTTCTCTTTGGAGGACACTAGAGGCACACTCGCTTTTGAAATGTTTCGCCTCGCTCGGGATAAAGGAATACCGTACATCTTATTTGAGAATGTCAAAGGACTCCTCAACCACGACAAAGGAAGAACCTTTGGAATCATCTTGGCAGTCTTGGATGAAATGGGGTATGACTGTCAATGGGAGTTGCTTGACAGCCAAAACTTCGGTATCCCACAGCACCGAGAGCGGGTATTCCTTATCGCAAATCTTAGAAGTCACGCCAGACCCAAAGTATTCCCTATCGGAAAAACAGGTAGCGGAGATAATGAGACGAACATCCGCCAACAAAAAGGAAGGCAGGGGCTTTTCTCCGACATTTCTCCAACCATAGATGCTCACTACTACAAAGGCGGGAACTCTCGACCTTATGTAGTTGAGACTTGGAGCCGTAGAGATAAAGCAATGCGTACCTATGACGAGGGAATAGTTCCAACCCTTTTAGCCCAGATGGGTACGGGCGGTGGAAATGTTCCTTTTGTGCGCCCTGTCCTAGATGTAGCCCGAGTTAATAAGAGTCCGAATGGTCGAATGATTAAAGATGATGGCGACCCGATGTACACAATTACCGCGCAAGACAGACACGGAGTTCAAATCGGTAATGAGGAGGATTTCGGAATCCGCAAACTCACACCGCTTGAGTGCGAGCGCTTGCAAGGATTACCCGATGGATGGACAGAGTTCTATGCAGATGGGTCAAGAGTTCCAGACACACAGCGCTACGAAAGATGTGGGCGCACAATCACAATTCCAGTAGTTGAAGCAATGGGGAGAAAATTACATGAGTTCTACTGAGCCATTTTCATTTGACACGATTACAGACTTCGATGACCACATCGCTAAGTCCATTCCGAACTATCACCTTTTGAATGATTCAGTTCGAGACTTGGCTACCTTTTATGCCAAGGAAGATTTCAGCATAGTTGATTTGGGATGCTCAACAGGCAAACTACTTGAGTCCATCCCTTTCGAGGGAGCAAAACTCGGGATTGATATTTCTGACAACCTTCTTCCAGATAGCCATGACAATGTTGAGTTTGTCCGTAAAGACCTAAGAGCATTTAAGAATTTACGCGGTCTTGGTGCTACTCCTTCTCTTGTCCTCTCACTCTTTACGCTTCAGTTCCTCCCATTAGCAGACCGCCCTAATATCTTGAGCCTTGTCTACGATGAGTTGGCTGAGGGCGGGGCTTTTATCTGGGCTGAGAAAGTGCATGAGGAGTCTGGAGAACTTGAGCGTGTTATGAATTCTGCCTACTACGACTTCAAGCGCCTTCACTTCAGCGCATCCGAGATTATGAAAAAAGAGCGAGACCTTCGCCCTATCATGCAGACCAATACCTCAATGCGTAATTACATTATGGCTGAGAACGCTGGCTTCACAGTTGGCACGATGTTCTGGAAGTTTTACAATTTTGAGGCTTGGCTCTTTGTTAAATGAAAGCCAATATCCAGACGGGAAACATTCAAAGCGTAACTATCAGTTCGCTCACCGCCTACCCTACTAATCCGAGACGAGGAGACATAGATGCCATTGCATCATCGCTTACTGCTCATGGTCAATATCGCCCTATCGTGGTTCAAGCGAGTACCAAGTTTGTTCTCGCAGGTAATCACACTCTTAAAGCGGCTAAGAAACTTGGTTGGAAAAAGATAAAGGCAGTTCTCGTTGATGTAGACGATGACACAGCCAAGAAGATTGTTTTAGCCGATAACCGCCTAACCGACCTTGCTGGATATAACGAGCCACTTCTCAAAAGCCTCTTGCAAGCGCTCCCTGAGTTGGATGGCACGGGATTCACACAGTCCGAGGTAGATACGCTTGACCGTCTCATATCAGGTGACCAAAAGGAACCTTTGGGAACCTCTGGGAACCTTAAGGATGACCCCGAGGTAAAGATAGCGGCGTGGAAGTTCTCAGTTGAGCAAGATGCCTACGATGCGTGGAAAGAGCAACTTTACGAGGAGTTCGGCAAAACCAAGAGCAAAGCCAACGCAGGGATTAAACAGCGCCTAGGATTTCCAGAGCGAATCATGGAGAAGCCAGAACGAATTGAGGAGCGCTCCGAGAGTTCACCTGAAGATGTAGAAACCGTATCGGTAAATGAAATCCAGACTCACCCCTTGAACCCGCGTGAGGGTGATATTGGAGCAATTATTGATTCACTCTCAACCATGGGGCAGTACAGACCGATTGTGGTCAATCGCCCTACGAAGCATTGCGTATCAGGAAACCACACACTCCAAGCGGCAGTTCAACTTGGCTGGGAGAAGATAGCCGTGCATTGGATTGAAGTAGATGATGTAGAGGAAATCAAAATTCTCATCGTGGATAACAGAACTTCAGACCTAGCCACTTATGACTCTCAGGAACTAAATAAGTTACTGACCAGTACGAGTACCAAGGGAACGGGATTTTCTAGGGAAGAAGTAGCCGAGATTCTTTCAGGAGGAAAGACCAAGCCTGGGCATATCCCGATTGGTCGAACAAACATTCGAGTAGGCAATCATTCAATGCGAGTTCACACCGAAGATTTGAACACATGGGCTAACACGATATACGGCTGGACTGACATAGCCGAGTTATTACAGATACCATTAGAAGCGTGTACAACCGAGGTAGAATAAGCCAATGGCATCAACAGTAGCGAAGAAGCAACCAGCGAAGGCACCTGCCAAAAAGACGGCTGGGCGACCTACTGCTCTCCTTGAGGAGATTAAAGAGCAAACCCTCCTTGACTACATCCGAATTGGAACACCTGTTCGAAAAGCAGTTACCGCTTCAGGGATAGCGGAAAAGACTTTCTATAACTGGATGAGTCGCGGATTGGCTGAAAGAGAACGGCAAGCGCTAGTGCCAAACGCAAAAGATAATCCCACCGAAGTTATATTTCTACAATTTTTACAGCGAGTCGAACAGGCTAGAGCAGAGGCAATTACTAAAAAGGTTGCAGTTATCGCTAAGAGCGGTAACGATGGAGATTGGAGAGCGGCCGCATGGTGGCTAGAGCGCCAAGTACCAGAGGAGTTCGGCAAGACAGATAGATTTGAAATTGGCGGAAGCAATGGTGAAGCGATTAAAGTACAGATTGAAATGGGCGATTTAGAAGATAAGATTGCAAAGGTCTTAGCGATTCGAAAGAGGTAAACAATGGGTGAACGGCTCGTAGACCTCGTTCTCAATGCCACGCCCGAGGAGAGAACAAAGATTTATCTCTCACTCACCGATGATGAGAAAAATGCGTTAGGTGTAATTCTCGATGCTGAGATAGAAAACCCATGGGCTAGATATGAGAATGACCCAATTGGATTTATCGAAGAAGGATTAGGCGAAACGCTTTGGTCTAAACAGCGCGAGATTCTTGAATCAATCATTCACAATAAGAGAACTACAGTTCCCGCTTGCCACGCTCCTGGGAAATCTCACTTAGCGGCGAGAGCCGTTGCATGGTGGATTTCAGTTCACCCGCCTGGAACCGCCATGGCTATCACTACGGCATCAACATTCAAGCAGGTTCGAAACATCATGTGGGCTAACATCCGCCGAGTTCACATTGCCAATCAACTTCCTGGGGAAATCCTCACGACTGAATGGAAAATGGATGACACCGTAGTTGCCTATGGTTTTCGCCCAGCCGATAATAACGAAGCGGCAGTTCAAGGTATCCACGCACCGCATCTGCTCGTAGTAGTGGATGAAGCGGGTGGTATCTCGGACAAGATTGGCTCAGCCCTTGAAGCGCTTATGACGGGTGGACACACACGCCTCCTAGTATTGGGTAACCCACCGACAGACCAAGAGCAGACATGGTTCGAGCGCATCTGCAATTCGCCCATCTATGCAAACATCCCTATCGGGGCTTATGACACCCCTAACTTTACGGGTGAGGAAACTGGTCAATGTCGCAGTTGCCCACCCCATGTAGAGGCTCATGCAGTCGCTACGCACCTAGTAGACCAGAGTTGGGTAGATGATGTAATCAGCGAATTCGGAGAGGATTCTCCATTTGTTGAAGCCCGTGTAAATGCCCGATTCCCACAAACGGGAACAGGAAAAGTCATTCCCTACCATTGGGCAGAACAGGCAACACAGAATGAAGATTATCTCGAATCCAGCGTTATCCGTCTCGGAGTGGATATTGCATCCGATGGCGGAGATGAATTCGTAATCGCAAAGGCAGATGGATACAAAGTTTCAATCACGCATCGCTCATCTGGTAAGGCTAACGCGAACGCCGTTGATGTCGCAGGTGTGATTATTGGTGAGATAGAGAAAGCAGTTGCCGAGCATAAGAGCAGAGCCGTACCAGATTCGGTACGAGTCAAGATTGACACGATTGGCGTGGGCTGGGGAGTTGTCTCGTTATTGGATAGGTGGGTCAAAGAGCGCCAATTAAAGGCAACCGTTATCGGGGTCAATGTGGCAGAGCGACCTAAAGACCAAGCCAAGTTTAAGAATCAACGCGCCGAGATGTGGTGGAATACCAGAGCCATGCTCCAGCCTAAAGATGAAAAGCAAGAATTACGCCTAGATGTAGACCGCGCTGTATTGGCTCAGTTAGCAGGTCCAACATTCAAATCGGATTCATCAGGTCGAATCTTGATTGAATCTAAGGTAGACATGAAGAAGCGAGGAGTTCATTCTCCAGACCGTGCTGAAGCGATTCTCCTCGCCCTGTACGAGAATAAGACCGTGCATGAGCCTATCTCGCCTTTATCATTCACCCAATCAAATCCGTGGACTCTCTAGCGCTCGCAATCGTCATTTGATGAGCCATGCTCTGAGCAGTAGTAATACATTTTATGCTCTGGAACTTTGCAATGAGGACATGATTTTTCCTCATCCACAATAATCACCTGAGCATCTGTGTATTCCTTATCGCAGTTTAAGCAGGAAGCAAGGCGCTCTGACCAATCACGAATCCAGCGCTCATGGCGCTCTTTCCGCATTTTCTCCAGAACATCGCTCATGCTAGAACGGATTCTGGCTGGATGTCGTAGACGGATTCAAAGAGCAGTTGCCCACCTTCCCAGTCAATCCACCTGCCATCGCTCCTGATTTCAATATCTTCGCCAAAGATTTTCTTAGCAAGGATTAACGATGCAGTTACGGCTGTGTCGTAAGGCTTACGGGCTGTTTTGCAGAATCCGTAATCGTATCTTTCATCGCCTACAGGAAGTGGGATAAAGAAATCCTCATGCTCTCCAGCCCCTACGCCATTAAAGCGCAAAGAGTTGGATTCGTACTTTTCACTCCCAATATCAATTCCCGCTTCTTGAGCAGTTGCAGTCAGATGCTTTACGCCCTCAATGAATTCAGCAAACTTTTCTGCCGATGGCACCTGATGAAATTCCCAGTAATGTGTGTATCCCATTTTTTCCTCTCCTTAGTGTGTGTGGCTTGCTTCTTTTGGCTTTCCATCCCACAACTTAGCGTGTGAGAAGGAGTTCAATGAAACATAATAGATTTCATCAGCATCCCAACTGAAATACTGAATCTTCTTGCGTTGGATTGGATAAGTCTTTGTGATGTATGCGCCTGGGTTATCCCAGTCACGAACCTGATAATCTGAAGAATCAGTTGGAATCACCTTTTCGTGCGCCCAACCTGTAACTTCCACAATCTCTGAGCGAACTTCTTGAATCCACACGGAGAAATCGCTGACCTTGACCACCTTGAAGAATTCAATGTTGGTCTGGTCATAGCCCCATGATGAGTAAAGAATGTCGCCCACCTTTGGCTGAACTTTTACCTTTTCGATTACTGATGACATTTGCATTTCCTCTCTCGTTTACAATCTAACCATACCATACGGGGGTTAATAATCCTACTTCTTTAACCTAACTTGGGAAACTTTTATTCCATGAGCCTTGGCGTATTGCCTCTTAGCCTCAGCGATGACTTCGCGCTTCTCTTTTGTGTCAGCGGTGAATGATAAGAACGCCACGACATTTGCAAGGCTCTGAGCGACCTCTAAATCGTCTCCAGCATCGTAGAGAGCCAACCACTCAAGCGCTCGCCATAAGTCGCCCTTATCAGGCGCTACAGGCTTTACATCGCCACGGAAAAGGTAGTTATCTACAGTTCCCTCGTCAGCAGATATTTGAGTTTTCCACTCAAAATCTTTGTAGTTTGCGCTCATTACTTAGCCTCCTGACATTCCACACATATCAAGCCTTCGCCAATCTGGTCGAAAGTTTTTCTTTCTTTGCAAGCAAGGCATTTAATTCTTGGCTCACTCATTACTTGAACCTCCCGACCTTGACGATGCTTTCCCATTCCTTTTGGAATTGGATTCCGTAGCACTTCACACAGACCTGCTTTGGGAACACTTCAAACTTTTCAATTTGAACGCCACATTTCACGCAGATTTCCATGGTCACTCCTCTCTCTTACAAACCAAGCGTACCATACGGGGGTTGTATATTCAAGCCAAGACATTCGAACAGATGTTCGCCTGATACCCTTGGTTTATGTCTCTTACGCCAGCGTTCGTCACACTCTTGAAGGCTTCATGCCCAACCGCGACACAGGATGTAGGAGCCAACCTTGAAAACCGCAAGAAAGCCATAGACAAGGCTAATTACGGTCCACTCAACCCATCAGAGCCGAATGAAGATTTCTGGGCTGAGACGGCTAAAGAGTGGGATGTGCCAGTTGCCGAGGCTAAGAAACAGCGGTGCGGGAATTGCGCGGCGTTCATCCAGACATCTGCGATGCTTGAGTGCATCAAGGGCGGATTGGCTCAGGGAGATAGCGCTAAAAATGCGTGGGATGTAACCGATGCAGGTGAGTTGGGATATTGCGAGGCTTTTGATTTCAAATGTGCCAGCGCTCGTACTTGCAGAGCGTGGATTGTCGGTGGTCCAATCACCGATAAGAGCAAGAAGAAATAAATGCGAACTTCACTCACACCCCGCGACAGATGCGATAGGTGCGGGGCGCAAGCGAAAGTCCGAGCAAGTTTTCTGTCAGGCGATTTATACTTTTGTGTGCATCACGCCCGACAATTCGATGTTAAGCAAGCCTCATTCTCAGTTGAAGTAGAGAATGAAGAAGTTGAGAATATGTTGGTCTTACACCGATTCTAAGATTGATTGAACAATCGCTGTAATTACGCACAATACAAAAGAGCCGAGCAATGCAACGCCCCATAGGTAACGCAGTTCAGGGAACTTTGCTGGTTCACGCTTTGGCTTACGCTTTACAGTTTTTGTCTTTGGCTTCACGATTTCATCAAACTTCTTGTTTACTTCGTTTGTATCCACTTGGTACTTCCTCTCATAGATTAACTAACAGAGGTTAGAATACACTTATTTAGGTTTAGGTGCAACTTTCTTTTTCTGCGTTTTATAGATGAATGGCGCAGATGTGTAGGCATCGTTATCGGCTGAAATCTCTAAAGCCTTTTCAATCGTAGCCCCAGCAGATAGCGCACCAATGGCATAACTGGAGCCAGAGCCGACACCATAGAAACCTTTGCCATCAAGCGAGATGCTCATATCCTCAGCGAGTTCGAATACCTCACCACCAACAGCAATCAAGAAAGCAAATTTAGTTTCACCATCATCGGATTCGTTCCATTTGTATTCTTGCTCTTTGAAGCAAGCCTTCAGCGAAGGAACAACTTTAGAAATCATAAAATGGTAGACATCCAAAAAGTCTTTTGCAGTTGGCTTAGGTGGAATCCAAATATGTTGAGCAATATCGCAGGGCGCACATTCGCCAGAACCAGCAATAAGGAAATCTCCACGCTCGGTTATCTTCACCATTTTCGGGTGATTGGATGTTCGACCATTGGAAGAAGTTGTTTGTGAGTCAGCCCCAAAAATAACTTTGTCCTTTTGCTGGATAGCCACGATTGTTGTCATGGCTCAAGCGTACCGTCAGCCCCTAGGAGCCACCAGCGCGAGACTTGCCTTGCCCCATAGGTCAGGAGTCTGGTCGTCTGGCAGATAGCCTCCAGCGCCTCCAAACAGGATAGGCGTATCTGGGTAAGCCATGCGGATGCTTTTCATAGCGAGTTCATAACCACCCACGGTGTATTTCAATTCCGAAAGTGGGTCATCGGCTAAGGCATCTGCACCGCAAGCGATGAAGATAAAGTCTGGCTCAAAGTCGAAACAGACATCAAGGAATGATTGAGTTGCATCGGTCAAACCTTCATCATCGGTATTAGCGACAAGAGGAAAGTTAAGAGCGTGGCGCTCCCAATCAGAGGTCAATCCCGTTCCTGGGAAAATTCCCCATTGGTGAACCGAGAATGTAAGGATGTCTTTATTGCCATGAGTCAGCGCTTCAGTTCCGTCACCATGGTGAGCATCGCAATCGAATATCGCAACCCTCTTGCCCATCTGGGTTAATTTAGTTGCGGCGATAGCAAAATCATTGAAGATACAGAATCCGCTTGAGTAATCGCGCATTGCATGATGCTTTGCACCCGCTAGGTGAATTGCTAACTTGGTCTTTTCTTCCAAGAGTAAATCAAGAGCGGTAAGAGTTCCGCCTACAAATAACTTTGCAAGGTCTCCTAAGTCATGGCGAGTGCCATCCCATTCGTCTGATTTGCCACGAATAGTTACATCATGGACATACATAGGGTCATGCACTAGCAATAAATCATCGGTGTGTGGCATCTCTGGAGGAAATTCGTCAATGTTGAGTCGGCGGTCTTGACCTTCCAGAATCACACGGTTACGACCAAGCAAGAACCTGCGCCCCTGCGTGGGATGTGTAGGGTCAAAGACCCAGTTCGCATATTCAGGCGAATGAACGATAATTGCATCTTCCATCAATCTTCATACCTCTCTTTGAGTGGATAAAGATACCCGCCCATTGCGACATCTGCTCCAGTTTTAATGATTACGCCTTCGGATGAGAGTTCGACCTTTGCATCAGGAAAAAACTGCACAATCCACTTTTGTAAATCGTCTTTCGTTTCTACTTCAGCAATATCCATCTCTCATCCTCTCTCTTATTAAACCCGAGTTTATACTAATAAGGCTTTATTTGTCCATTGCTTAGACATCTTTTGCGAAATCTCCTCGTTAAGTTCATTTATCTTAACGACAAGCGCATCGCGGTTAGATTGCAAACGCTCAATGTCATATCCGAGGTGCTGAGTTTCTGTCTCAATTTGCTCGTTTACAAACTTTGGGTCTTTGATTGCTTCAGCAATGATTTCCTCAAGAGCCTTGCGGAATGTCTCTCTTGCTGATGCGCTGGCATATTCTGAGAATGTGCCATTCTTGGTAAGCGCGTAATATTCAACCTTTGCTCCCACTACTGGAGAGTTATTGCTGACTCGATATTCAACGCCGTTTACGGTCACGGTGCCTGAATAGCGAATGTAATCAGGGGTAGCCATTGCGCCGATAGTTAGAGTTCCCGAAATGCGTGGGTCTGCAAAATCAGCAGTCACGCAATAACGGTCACCGTAGGATGACTTTTCTGTATCTGGTCGAAGTTCTAGTTTTTTCACTTCTTGTTCCTCTCTTTAAGTACAACTTTTGCGGCTTCTAGGTTTAGTTCATCTTCAGCGGTATTAAGCGCTGGGAGCATCTTGAGCGCCTTAACCATATTCTTAAGCGCCCATGTTGGCTGATTGCCAACGATTTTCTTGGCTTCATCAAGAGTCATTCTGCCACCGCCTTTGCTGACACGGAGAAGATTGAATCTCCGATTTTCTTGATTTCTACATCCTCAATCTTCTCGAATCCGAAATCAGCGCAGATATAAACCTGACCGTCAATCTCGATTTCGTCACCAACTGAGATAGATGTGTGAGTACGAGTTGCAGATAACTTTGGCTCAAGAACATCCCATAAGGCTCCTGAGTAAGTATTTGTTGCGTGATAAATGCTTTCGCATAATCTTTCTGGCACTTGGATTTCTAATGTAGTTTCGAATTCAACAGAACTAATGAAGCGCCCGATTTCTGGCTTATCTCCAAAAGCCTTCCATGTGATTTTGACTTGTGACATTTGATTCCTCTCTCTCATTCATTTACAACCCCAGTTTAGCACAGATTATTCCACATTGATACAATTGACCTACATATCGTGTCCTAGTGACCCCGAACAAGGGGGTCAGATGAGGTATTTGCGCTTAGGGATAGCCTTCCTCATCATCATCCTCCTAGCCCTTTTACCCATGGATGATGCTGGGGCTGATAACGCATGGGAATCCGTGGTAAACGGCAATGTCTCGGGCAGTTCAATCCAATTTGATTATCGAGGCGGTAGCGCCACCTACATAACATCGGTCTCAGATGGCTCAACCGTTACCGTCACAGTCAATAACACCATTGCAAACTGCATCGGCTCCTGTACGCCGATACCTGATAACTGGACAGTCTCAATCAATGGTCAAAGTTTTAGTGGCAACACAATTGAGGTTGCAACGGTCAGCGCCGTGGTCTCGGGTCAAGTGACAATTTCTGTTTCAGGCAGAGATGTCGGATTTTGGGGTGGATGGTACGGACCAATCTTTACAGTCTCGGTTAGTTCTCCCGCCCCTGCGCCAACTCCCGAGCCTTCGCCTTCGCCTTCTCCAACCGTAACTCTCTCTCCAACTCCTGAACCTTCTCCAACCAGTACGCCTTCTCCATCTTCTTCTCCAAGCGCAAGTCCTGAACCTTCCCCAGCGCCCACAACCAGCCCAGAGCCGACACCAAGCCCAAGCCCAACATCTCCATCACCAACAGAAACTCCATCTCCTACTCCTTCTCCCGTAGAACCCAGCCCCAGCCCTTCGCCAACGCAGTCTCCCGCGCCTGTCGAGCCTTCTCCTTCTCCAAGTCCTCAGCCAACTCCAACGGCTCCAGAACCTCAACCGTCTCCTCAACCGTCACCAGTTGTTTCCCCCAGTTCGGAACCGTCTCCCAGCCCGAATGTTCCGACACCTTCACCAACATCGGAATCAACTTCTGCAACGACTCCAAGCCCTGAACCTGTCGTAACTCCGACTCCTCAACCTCAGCCGACCCCGCAACCTGAGCAGTCCACACCTGAACCCACACCTTTGCCATCGCCTACTCCTCCCGCTGTTGTACCTGAACCAATTGCAATTCCTGACCCGCCACCTGCTATTGAACCAGAGCCTATTCCATCGCCTGATGTCGAGCCGACTCCCGATGAAACTCCCATTCCCGAGCCTGAGCCAGAACCATTGCCGAGCGAGCCTGAACCAACTCCTGCTCCAGAACCAGAACCCGAGCCTCAGCCCGAGCCAGTTGAAACGCCAGAACCAACGCCCGAGCCAGAGCCAGAGCCAATAGTGCCACCAGAGCCAATAGAAGAACCGTCTCCTGAACCATTAGAAACCTCCGAAGTTATTGACGATGTTTTGTCCGATGGAAAGATTACACCCGCTGATGCTGAGGCGGTAGTTGATTCATTGATGGCAGATGGAGAAGTTACCGAAGCCGAAGCGACTGAGTTGATTGAAACTCTTTCAGACGGCGGTGCTTTATCTGGAGCCGAAGAAGATTTAATTCTTGATGCTCTTTCAGCCGATGGTGAGATTACTCAAGACGAAGTAAACAATCTTTCAGAAACTCTTTCCGAAGATGGAAAATTTACTGAAGCAGAAAAGGGTCTTGTTGCTGAAGCGATTATTGCTCAGTTTGAGGGCGAACCAGTAACAGCATCGGCAATCGCTGAAGCGGGAATTGATTACGAAGATTTACCACCCGAGACACCAGTTGAAACCCGTGTTGATGAGAGTGGCGAGCCAATCGTCATAACAGCCGAGGTCGCTGATGCCCTTGAGTTGGTGGCAAACCCATCTGAATTAGTAGGAGCAATTTTCACCGACCCTGCTAAGGCGCTTATGGCGATAGGAAATATTGGGGCAGATATGTCCACAACAGAACGCGAAGAATCACAAACAGTTGTTGTTGCCTCGGTCATCGTGGGAGCAATTGCATCACTATCTACAAGGAGAATGTAAATGAAGAACTTCTTCAATGACCTAATCGGTCAGTTATTTACCATGCTGGGTTTCTTTATTGCATGGGTAACCATTGACGGGTCTGCTAAATCGGCAGTTGCCTATGCGACTTTATGGTGCCTCGGAATTTGGATTCTCACTTACCCACTAAGAAGAAATAAGGATGAAGAATGAAAAATGTAAACAATGTAGTTATGCGGATTCTTTCAGTATTCGCCGCATCTGGTCTATCCGTTATTGGCGCAGGTTCACTCTTTGGTCTTGAACCATTGACCGCCGCACTTATGGCTGGCTTGCTTGGAGTTGCAACCGTGGTTGAATCTCTGGCTCGCTCATTCCTCGATGATGGAAAACTAACCACCACAGAAATCAACGAAGCCTTCAGCAAGGTTGATAAGAAGAAGCCTTAACGCCACACGCCGTTTCGAGAGATGGTAAGTACGCCATGTGTCTCAACATCGTATTGGCGGTTCTGGTGTTCCCATCTTCCGCGCTCGCATCGTGGGCATCTCCAGTTCCATTGGAATTGAACGCGCTCGCGTGACCAGCGGATTAAATCAACATCGCCTTTTGCTGAGCCAGTACAGTTCTCGAACCAGCATTTAATTTCTTCGCCTCGGGCAACCTTTAATTTGAATTGCTCTTTTTCTTCGTTCTGATTCTGGCGAATAGATTTGCGTTCGGTCTTTGTCTGGCGTTGCTCGGCTACCCATTCTTTTTTGGATTGTGGGCAACGAGCCTTCACGACCTTTTTGCCACTTTGGATTTTAACCCCGTGTAAGTGGTAAGAAGCCTGAAGGAGTTCAGCCTTTTCTTTGCCCATCTCACGGCGCACTAAATCTAAAAGAATTGTCGCAAATGAATCGGTATGCCCATCCTCGAAACAATCGAGATGGTGGGCAACTTCGTGCAATACGACATATTGGTTTCTAGCCCAAGGCGGTAATTTGATTGTCGCCCCGCGATAGGTAAAGGTCGCATAAGCCATCCTTCGACCTGTGCCTCCATGGGTCACAAAGATTTTGTGATTCTTCGCCCATGGATAGTTGTCTTGAATTCTTTTCTTCTTGAGAAGTTTGTCTACATATTTCTGACATTCTTCAAGAGTCCATTGCTCTTTCTTTTCCATAACATAATTCTCAGCCTTGTAAACCCGTTGGGTTTGGTCTCTTTTACTTTTAGGCATATCTCTCCTTACGCCGCGATTTGGATTTGTTCTTTTTTGTGTTCTCTCTTGATGTGTCGCCAAAGGCTTTCAAAAGCCATTCCGCCACGGACTTGCCATTCCTTGCCACATTCAGAACAGATGACGATTCTCATATCTGCCCCCTCTCATTTCCTAGTATACACTACGGGGGTTGGATAAACAAATCGAGGATTCAGGCTCAGGCTCCAGACAAGCCTAGACACGCCGATATTTCAGGGCTGGCATGAGTTTGCATATCTAACCCCAGTAGTGTATCTTTAGAAATGAGAGAGAGGAGCCAAGGTGGTTACAAAAGAGTTCGCAGTCAAGATAGATACAGAACTATCCGAATTGCATAACAAAGTCTGGGCAATCAATTCCAAGATTATTGATGTGCAAGAAGATATTAAGTTTGTTGAGCGCTCAGGTTTCTACAACGAAGAAAAGAAAAAGATTCGTGTAGAAGAATCCCTTGCAAAGATTGAGGAATTAAAGAAAGAGCGTGAACCAATCGCTATTCGCATCAAGGAATTAGATGCGATTTACAACCAAGACCCTTGGACACGCGCCTTCTTGGTAGTCAATAATAACGGTCATGTTCACAGTTCATTGGATTGCTCGACCTGCTTCCCAACCACTCGTTACCAATGGTTGATTCAGTACAGCAACGATGATGAAGCAACAATCGTTGAGGATGCTGGTCAAGATGCTTGCACAATCTGTTATCCATCTGCTCCAGCAGAAACTTTGAATCGCCCATCACGAATTGTCACAGCAGACAAAATCGCAAAGGCTCAAGCAAAGGCAGAGCGCGAAGCAAAGAAGGCAGAGCGCATCGCTAAGGAAAAGGCAAACGCTCCAACAGCATCAGGTAAGTTCTTGACCTACAAAGAAGGCAAGTGGACAAGAGAAATCAGAACAGAGCGTTCAGCGATTACAGAGTGGTACAGCCAGTACGCAGATTCTCAACGCGAAATCGTTACAGAATATTACGATGGCAAGCCACACACAGAAGAAAGCATCCAGCACCAAAAAGACCGCAAGGCTTTCGCTGGAGAGATTGCTCAGTTGATTTGCTTCAACTTGGCTGAAAAGCACGGAATCACTTATGAGGAGCAAGAAGCAATCCTCATCAAGAAGTACGGAAAGAGAGGCTACTAATGAGTCAGCAAGAAAAATTACTACAGCAACTAATGGAAATTATCGAGCCACTTCACCCTGACCTAATTCCATACTTTGAAAAAGATGGAGCGTTGGGCGCTCAAGTCCGTCACCCATTGGTGTATCAAGTACCTCTTTGGTCAAACGGGAGTGCCAATGCTTACTATCTCCAAAAGAAAAAGGATTTAGAGATAGCGCTCGCAAAAAAGAATTTCAATCAGGTCATCTATTTACATGAGCGCCCATATCGCCTTCAAGCATTTATCCAGATTGCTAAGCAGTTGCCAGATACAAAATACTGGTCACTTCTTTCTAGCATCTGGACAGATACCGAAAATCAATGGCAGAACCTTGAGCAATGGAAAGAGTTGCTCTCATCGAATCGCCCTGAGCGCCATTATTTAATGGATGAATCAGAGGTTCAGTTATTGAATTCACTACCAGAGTTGGTTACCATTTACCGTGGATGCGTTAAGGGTCTTAATGAAGATGGACTTTCATGGACACTAAATAAATCCAAGGCAGAATTCTTTGCTAACAGATTTGGCAAAGAAGGAATTATCTTAGAGAGAGAAATTCCAAAGTCAGACATCATCGCGGTCTTAACGGGTCGCGGTGAATCTGAAGTGATATGCGAGGTAAAGAAATGAAATGTTATACCTGCAATTCGGAGTTCCGAATTACTTTCGTCAAAGGCAAGCCGTATTGCTTTCGATGCGAGGCAGATGCTTCATTGGTCGCATACGGGTTAATTTCAATCAAGGGAGGAAAGTAATATGTTGGCTAAATATCTATCGAAGCATGGTCGCGTGACCCAGCGCGGTCATAAGGTCTCAGAATGGCTGGATGCCCTAGGGGTATTCCTGCTCATCTTCGCCGTTTTCGGCGTTGTGGGGTCAATAGAGAGCGGAAAGTGGTTCTGATGTTAATTCCATCATGGGCTAAGTTCAAAGAGCCTCAGAAGGTCTCTGAAGCCTCTCTCGCCCGCATACGCGCCCGCGAGCGCGAGCGCATACTGTCCGAGGAAGCCGATAAGCGACACGCTCGCCGTAAGGCTCGTTTGGATTTGATTATCAAACCCCAGTAGGTTATACTGGTCATACACCAAGAGAGAGGATACAAAATGTCACAAGTGGACATCCATGCAGAAAGCAATCGTATTATCGGCGCGTATGTTGCCAAGCAAGAAGCGAAGAAAAAGGCACTTACAAAAACTCAATGCCGAAACATTTATCGTGAAGCATACGAGGCTGGTCTTAATGCTGGCAAAGATGCAGATACTCCAAAGTTTATTGTTGGAGATGCAATCGGTCTTAGCAATGAGATTGACTTCAGTAAGAAAACTTACATCCTTGACGGTCTTTGCGGATTTGCTTGGGTAAACATTTCACCAGCGCGAGGTGCGTTTGTGAATTGGCTCAAGGCTCAAGGAATCGGTAGCAAGGGCTACTATGGTGGCTACGAAATCTGGGTTCGTGAATTCGGACAGAGCGTAGACCGCAAAGCGGCTTTCGCTAGTGCATTTGCTGAAGTGCTTAACAAGTACGGAATCAATGCCTACGGTCAGAGTCGCCTCGACTAAATAAAGTTCACCAACCAGTTTCTTTCTGGGCTACTGGTTGGTGAATTACACCCGCTGGTAGAGCGCCGTTCCGTTCCCAGCGGGTGTTCTATACCCAATTGGTGTACCATTTTTCTCGGGTACCCAAGTTCGGTAGGGTAGATTGCCCGATGCTGTCTGTCCTCTCTCATAGACTGGCATTGTGTTGGCTCCCCTACCGAACACCTTTTTATTTATCACCCCAGTTGTTTACATCATTCACTTTTATCTGCTACCTTTATTGCAGGTTCGCAAAACACCTACACCTCAAAAGCGAGGTCAGTCCGATACTGACAACAAAGAACCGTTACATCCAGTAACGATAAATCGTTCGCTCCGAACTATGGAGGATTATGCGATTCTATGAAATCACTACCTTAAAACCTATGCACATCGCGCTAATCAGCGCATTACTGATTACAACTAATCCGCTTCAGATGCCAAGAGACCCTTCGGCAAATGCAGTTGAAGTAATAGTTGAACCACCTAAGCCTGTCTTGGTTGAAAGAACACCAGAGGCGGCTAAGGAGTACGCCAAAACTCAATTAGATAAATTCGGCTGGGATACACCTAAACAATGGGCTTGCTTATTGGATTTGTGGACTGGCGAATCAAATTGGAGACCTTCGGCGTATAACAAGCAAGCCGTGTACCAAAACGGCGAGCGCCTTCATGCAGGTGGAATTCCCCAGATTCTAGGACTCGACCCAGATACTACGGTTGAGCGACAGATTGAAAGAGGATTTCTCTATATCCAATCTCGCTACGACACGCCATGCCAAGCCAATTCTTTCTGGCACCGAAATCTTTGGTACTAGAGTTGGTGCATGGATGAAGAACAGAAAAAACCTTCCGCAATTGATAACGCTCTTGCTGATATAGCCAGAGTTGCTTTCCTTGACCCAGCCATTTGTACTGGCTGGGTCTTGGTAGCGGAATGGACAGATGGAACCGCTAACGGTTTTTGGACAACTACTTTGGCAGATGACCAGCAACCTGATTGGCGACAAAAAGGATTACTGCATCACGCGATAGACACTTGGGGAGAGGACAACCTTTTTGACGATGACGATGACGGAGAAGGAGAGACTGGAACTTCTCCAGAAACTCCTAGTTGAAAGATATGGCGAATTAGCGACACGCCAAGAGAGTCAAATCACAAACAATTCGAATAACTAACTCTAGTATTTACACCATGAGTTTATTAGAGTTTATTGATAACGCGCCTTGTCGGGATTCAGACCCGTGGCTCTTTGACCAATACCAATTAGACCTTGCCCAGCCTGGGTTGCAGTATTGCCGAAACTGTAAATTCTGGAATGAGTGTGACTCTTTAGTAAAGCCAGAGAGTTCTAATTACGATGGAATTGCTGGTGGCAAGGTATGGCGCAATGGCAATTTATTGGCTAGGTTATCTCCTAATTCCCCATATCCGCTGATTGTCAATGAGGAGAGAGAAGTATTTATTAGTGTTGAAACCGTGGCAGTTCGAGGGAGCAATTTGCTCGCAGATTGATACAGAGTTTTATTTTCCAGACAAGAACAAAATCACGGAGGAAAATAAAAAAGTAAAGGAAATGTGTAGCAGGTGTCTTTGGAAACAAGAATGTCTGACCTACGCGTTACATTACACAGTAGTCGGAATCTGGGGAGGAACCTCAGCCAGAGAAAGACAAAGCATGAGAACAAAACTAAATATCATCCCGATACCTATTACCGAAGGAAGAATCTAATGACTCAATTAACTATAACGGGAAATGTAGTAGCCGACCCAGAGTTGCGTGTTATCCCTAGCGGAAAAGCAATTGCAACCTTTACAGTCGTATCATCAAAATCAGTTAAGCAAGCCGATGGCTCATGGGAAAACACCGATACAACATTTTGGGATATTAAATGTTGGGGTAAGACCGCAGAGAATGTAGCCGATTCAGTTCAAAAGGGAATGTCCGTGATTGTGGTCGGAACCGCAGTTCAAGAGAATTGGGATGACAAGGCAACAGGGGCTAAGCGCTCAAAAATTGCCGTCACCGCATGGAATGTTGGAATTGACCTTAAGCGCCATGTAACCACCGCAAGCGTTGTCCAGCGCACGGATGCCTCATTCAATCCATCCACGCCTGACCCTTGGAGCGCTCCATTCGGTTCGGATGTTGCGCCTTTTTAACCATCGTATAGTATGATAGGGGTTAATAATTTCCTTACGAAAGGGGAAAATGGTGGCATGGACTGATTACTTCGTTAGCAACATCGCTGGCGCAAAAGTAGTTGTATCTGAGCAAGGTAAGCCATTCGTTTCGCATGAAATTGCTCCACGCGAGTATGTTGAAATCGAAATGACTGAAACTATCTATGAACTTCCATTCAAAATTGTTTTTCGCTCGTTTGACCCAGTAGGGGGAGAACTTGAAAACAGAGTGTACGCTCAAGCAGGTACAAAAGACATGGCTCGCATCTTTGCAAAAGAGATTGCTAACCTGCGTTTGAATTCTATGGAGTTCGTACTAGACGGAGAATAAGTACAAAATTCACTTAATGCTAAAATCATTGGGTGGAAGATGACTACTCTGGCTTAAACCGCCATGGTGTCATGTCCGTTCTCGGGGCTTTCGCAGTTCAAACCCATGAACTATTCTTGGAATTGAAAAGCGCAGGGTTTAACGAAGAACAGGCAATCAAAATTCTTGTCGGACTAGCATCTAAAGAGTAGAGGGAAACAATGGCAGAAAAGCCAGATTTACAGGAACTCGGCTCTACTGGGCTACGCCGTTCAGGTGGAACGGTTTACGAAGAATTCTTAGTTAATCTTCGTGGACTTCGTGGCGCTCGCGTTTATCGTGAAATGGCTGACAATGACCCAACAATCGGGTCAATGCTTTATGCGATTGAAAAGGTTATTACTCGTCTTGAGTGGCGCGTAGACCCGTATTCAGATAATTCTGAAGATGGCGATGTAAAGCCTGAAGATGAAGAAGTCGCGGCGTTCATAGATTCTTGCTTGCACGATATGTCAGATTCATGGGACCAAACGCTTTCACAAATTCTTTCAATGCTCGTTTACGGATACTCCTATAATGAAATTGTTTACAAAGTCCGTACAGGTCCAGAGGCGAAAGACCCATCTAAGCGTTCTAAGCACACAGATAATAAAATCGGATGGCGCAAGTTGCCTATCCGCTCGCAAGAAACTTTATTCCGCTGGCAGATTGATGAGCGCGGTGGAATTCAAGCGATGGAGCAGACCGACCCATCATCGGGTGGCACTCACATCATCCCTATCGAAAAGGCTTTGTTATTCCGTACAACTACGGCTAAAAATAACCCAGAAGGTCGCTCAATCCTTCGTAACGCATACCGCCCTTGGTTCTTCAAGCGCCGTATCGAAGAAATCGAAGCAGTCGGTATCGAGCGCGACCTTGCAGGATTACCAGTTGCCTATGTACCGCCTGAGTACCTATCAAGTGCGGCTACAGCCGAGCAAGCAAATGTTTTAGCAACAGTTCAAAACATCGTTACATCTATTAAGCGCAACGAGCAAGAGGGTGTTGTATTCCCAACGCTTTACGATGATGCAGGACATAAGCAGTTCGACCTAGTTCTCTTATCTTCAGGCGGTTCTCGTCAGTTCGATACAGACAAGATTGTTCAGCGTTATGACCAGCGTATGTCTATGTCAATCCTTTCAGACTTTATTCTTCTTGGCTCTGACCGTGTAGGTTCTTATGCTCTTGGCTCAACCAAGATGGATTTGTGGTCAATGGCAGTTGATTCAATCGCTAAAAATATCGCTGAGGTATTTAATCAATATGCGATTCCACGCCTTCTAAAACTTAATGGAATGGATGCTTCACGCGCTCCGTTCTTGACCTACGGAGAAGTAAGCCATGTTGATTTGACTGAGATTTCAGACTTCGTAACCAAGTTGGCTACCGCTGGTGTTCTTATGCCAGACCCTAAGTTGGAAGATTACCTTCGTGATTTGGCTGGATTACCACCTGCCGAGCATGATGGACAAGAAGCCTATGGCGCTCCAGCGATGCCAGATGCAGAAGGCGCTACGGCTCCAGAAAACTTTGATGCACCGCCATCTTTGGAAGAAGAACTGGATATTCCAGAAGGACAGGAACCGCTAGACGGCGATTTGGAGTAGAGCATGGCAATTAGGTTCGGCTCTGGCTCAGAAGGCTCCAGAAACCCTCTTACCGCTGAAGAAGCGGCAATGGCGCGAGTTCTCGTTAATGCAATCCGTAACGCAACCGACAAAATCAAAGTAGATGAGTTGGCGAAGATTCTCGGGCGACTTGATGCGGATACTTTAGACCGTTTGCTCCGAGCAATCTCAATCAATGGCGATGCTCCTAAGATTGAAGCGCAGTTGCTTAGCATCATTGACCTAGGTGGGAAAGAAGCAATCAAGGGGCTAAGAGATATTGCTCCTGCTCTAGCGTTGCCAGCATTTATCCCTACTCAAGTTCGAATCGCTAATCCTGAAGCCATGGCAAATATGGATTTCACGAACATTCCCAATTGGGCAAGGGTTAATCCAGAACCAATTTCTTTCAGTCTTTCTTTTAATAGAACTAACCCTAATTCCCTAGCCTTCGCCGCCCGTAGAGCGGGGCAGTTGGTAACTAGCATTGATGATTTAACCCGTCAGGCTATTCGCAAGATAATTATTGATTCATTCAATGAGGGAATTGATGTAAGACGGACAGCAGTTCGAATTAAAAACATAATTGGTCTCCATCCAAAGTGGGCTGATGCCGTTCGAAAGTTTGAGGTTCGTGAACTAGACCGTTTAATTAAGGCTGGTATCAAAGAGGCTCAGGCAATCGAACGCGCCCAAAAATCTGCTACCGCTTATGCAGACCGCCTCAAAAGCGCTCGCGCTAAGACAATTGCTCGCACAGAGATTCAGATAGCCCAGAATGAAGGGCGCTTGGAAGGCTATCGCCAAGCCGATGAAGCGGGATACATTGACCCAGCGACAATGAAAATGTGGATTACAGCCCCAGATGAGCGTACCTGCGACATTTGTGCGCCTTTGAATGGAGAAGTCGTACCTTGGCTTGGAACCTTCTCTATTGGGCTGGAGAAGCCCATAGTTCACCCTAATTGCCGTTGCACCTTCGTAATCTTGCCTCCAGACAGAGGCACTAAATGAAGGTAATTAAATTCCAGCCTGGGCTTATCCCAGTTCTCAAGCATCAAGAACACGACCAGAAAACCCACGGCAATTGGGCAACAGGTGGCGAATTAGACAGTTGGAATCCATTAGACCCAATCCCAGACAGCCCTAAAAATGCTGGGGGCATGACTGCTAAGGCATGGGAAGCATGGGAACACGGTCCAGACGGACAAAACTTTATTGCTCTGTTTAGAAAATACGCTTGCCAAGAATTAGGGCTTGAAGTTCCTAAAACACCTTTTGACCAAGGTGGATATTTGAATTACATGATGGATAGAGGCTGGGGTAAGCCAACTAGAGACGAAGCAAAAGGTATGCTCAATGCGATTGCAAATGGCAGACCTCAACCAGCACTTTACCGAGGAATGTACGAATCGAATGACGAGCAAGAACAAGGCAATTTAGATGCCTTACTTTCTACAAAGCCTGGGGATACATTCGATATGCCATTGGTATCAGCAACTCGCTCTTTGGGTGTTGCAACTTGGTATGCGGCGGATATGGTCGGCGCTGGCAAAAGAAGCGTTGTTATGAAAATTCAGGAAGGCGCTAAAGGCGTAGCGCTCAAGAAAGAAAATAGTACCTATCCTCAAGACTATGAAGTAATCACTAGCGGTAAGTTTGAAGTTGTTTCTATAAATACAGTTTCCACTCCTTATTGGAGTAGAAGCATATTTGAACCTAGAAAAACTACTGGGGATGCTCAATACCCAGACTATTATGAAATTGCTACTTTTGACAAAACAAGGTTTAGCCCAGAATATGCAAAAAAAGCCTACGAAGCAGTCACAAGTGGAAACTACAAATCTTTAGAGACTCCTACTTTCAAATTAACGCCAGATAGGTCAGGCGGCGCTCTCTCAAGTTGGACTAAACAAGAGGGCAAAGAATTTACAGTCATAGAGGTAAAAATGGTTGAGCCTCATACAGTTCAAAAGGCAAAAGACTTTGGAAATGAATTCTTCTTCCTTTTCAACAATATGCCTTTTATCCATGATGACTTAGAGGATATGCAAAAACATGGCGAACATGACCAATCCAGCCACGGTAATTGGGCTACAGGAAAAGGTTCAAGCGGATTGAGCCATCGTGAAATTTACAATCTTCAGACTGGCAGAGGCGACCCCTTAGTTACTAAAGTCTATAAGGCAGAAGATAAATTCCAACCGCATACGCAACGAGAACTTACTATGCCATTTCCTCCCAAGCCTAGAGTTGAATTTGCAACAAAAGAAGAATATGACAAGGCTTACAAAGCGTATTCAAAGGCATTTGACGAATGGGCTATAGAAAGTCATAGAAATATTCAGTCACCTTTAGGCGAGAAACATTTAGATGGCTCAAGGGCTGGAGTACAAAAGTATCTTGATGAAATAATTGGGTCAGATTGGTTCAAGGAAGAATTTGGTACAGGCGGAGTTGTTGCTAAGCCTCAAGTTAAATTGTTGGATATAAATTCAGCGGGTCGCTACACTTTTGGATTCAAGAACGGTCAGCCATATACATCTATGGTTTTTAATAAAGGTTATTCAAAGGCTGAGCCAACTATCTTGCATGAAATCGCTCATTATGCGACCACGATTAGCCAAAGAACACCTTTTGATGGACACGGAGTAGAGTTCGCTAGGAATCAGATTTATATTGCAAGCAAGGCAATCGGTTCAGAATTTGCCGCAGGGCTTGAGAAGGCTTATCGAGAGGAGGGGATTGACCTTGGATAACTATGAGTTAGAAATTGTTGAACCTCCATTAGACCCGAGGTTCATACCAGTTCCCTATGAAGAAGAAGTTTTGAAACATGGTTCTCACGACCAAAAAACACATGGCAATTGGGCTTCAGGAAACTATGAAGATTTGGCTCAATGGTATTCCGATGAGATGAAGGTATTCGGCACTATGAAAGAGCGTGATGCTTACTTTAAGGAAATGCTTTTAAGCCAGCGCAAAGAGGGATTCACGGAAGAAAAGTATCCAGAATTTCGCAGAGCAATTGGTGAATATGAAAGCGCTCTTGGTTATAGCCTAAATGATGCACTTAGAGACCCACAGGTAAGCGAGAGGTCTTTTAAGGACACTATTGAGTTCCTTGATAAAGCAATAGAGACAGCCCCGCCTTTGAGAGAAGAAGTTATTGCCTATCGAGGCATCAAAGGCAACGGATTAAATTTCTTTGAAAAATTAACAGTAGGCGATGTCTTTGAAGATAAAGGTTATGTCTCCACCACTCTTGATGCTGGAGTTGCTCAGCAATTCGGAACATCAGGAAGTATGTATCAAGGTTTAGCAATGCGCTTGAGATTACCAGCGGGTAGCAAAGGAATTTTTCCTTCTGGATATAAAGACCAAAGTGAAGAAAACTGGGATAGAAACGCTAATGAGGCTGAATTTTTATTACCGCGTGGTAGCAAATTCAAAGTTACTGCTATCCGTGGCAAGGTCTGGGATGTAGAGTTGATTCCATGAGCCTAGAGAGATTTCAATACGATTCTGATGCGGGGCTTACCCTTATCGTGGAGAAGCACCAAGAGCATGACCAATCCACTCATGGTAACTGGGCTTTAAGTGAGAACTATCCAGATTTACTAACCCTAGGTACATTTGATGAAGAATCTGAATATGACCCAGCGCTAATGGTCTACAGCGAGCGCTATGGAGTAGACAAAGACGGCAAAATCGTTGGAGTTGAAACCTTTGAGCATGATGGAATAGATTATTACTCTCAAGAGGGATACAAGAATATAAATTCATATTTGCGTAACCCAAGAGGAGTTGAAGATAGGACAAATCAACAATTCCTTCAGCAACATATTGACGGGCTAGATTCTTTGATTGATAAGGCTCCAGATATGTTCGGAGATAAAACATTGTTTAGAGTTGTTGATGACTTTGTTTTAGCAAAACTAACCCCAGGAGACACTCTCCGAGATAAAGGTTTTCTATCAACAACCCGCATAGATATAACAAGAGACACCGCTACCAGAGAAGCGCTTGATTTATATGAATCTCCTGATACGGTTGCTGTTATTCTTCCAAGCCCAACTAAAAGTGGCAAAGGAATTGCGGTAGACCTTTATCGAACCTCCGTCAATGATACGAGTTCAGTTTCGGATAGAGAAAAGGAAGTTTTGTTACCCCGCGATACAGAATTGCTGTTTTTGGGGTACAAAAGAGGTATAGGCGCTGAGGAAAAGGTCGCAGTCTTTCAAAGGGTGGACAAATGAGTAAATTTAGAACCGTTCTTGAAGATATTGAGATTATTCAAGCCGTTGAAAAGCATGGTGAGCATGACCAAAAAACCCACGGAAACTGGTCTACAGGTGGCACTCTTTACACGGGAATTATTGACCATTTGGGTCGTAAAGATATAACTGGATTCAGCCTAGATATTTCTAGCCGTAGCGAACCTACTAGCGGGTATATGACTTCCGAGGCTGGTGCTGAGAAAAAGGTTCCTTACGATGAATTCTTTTCAAGCCGTGACGGTAGCCGAAAGATTCTTTTGGACTATATGGAAAAAAACGCAGATGCTCTCAGCGAGCGCGGAGCCTATTTTGGTATATGGGTTGTAAAAGACCAAGGAACCGTGTACCTTGATGTTTCTAGGCGTTACGATTCCAGAGGCGATGCAGTTCGCGCTGGGTTCGCTAACGAGCAAGAATCTGTGTACGACATTGAAAAAGACGACTATATCTATATGAAAGATGAGGAAGATGACCGAACAAACAAATCCGTTGATGATGGAAGTTCCAATCCCCGTCAATCAAATGACCCCAGAGCAGAAGCGAGCCTTCGCGGAGGAGATTCTCAACGCAATCGAGAAGAA